CTTTACCTTTTTTAGGTTTGCTACCTTTGCCTTTGCCTGCGTCTTTAGCAGCTTTTTTCATAGGCTCTTTCTTGTCACCGTCTTTGTCTAGATCTAAAAAGTCTGGCTTGCCTTTCTTTTCAGCTAGTAAGTTATAAAGGTGTTCTTTAATACCTTCCATTGCCATTGCATTATCGCCTGGCTGTGCAGCCTTGTATTGTTTCTTCTTACGGTTAATACCGCCGCTTAAATCTTTTGTCATGTGATGATGATCTTTGTAGTCTGGATCACCTTCTGAACCTTCAGGTGAGTTAGCAAATTCTTCTACTGGCTCATCGTCTGCATCAATGTCATCATTACAACTACTATCTGTTGTATCTTCGTCACCCGGTACTTCGTCTTTACCTGGAATCTTTGGATCATCCATAATGCCTGCTAAACGTTCCATATCTAAACGTGGTGAAAGTGTTTTTGCACTTACTGGCTCTGCATCATTTAGACCTGCATTTTTCATCATGTCTAGTAAGTCTGCTACATGCTCTTTACCACTGGCATTCATTGATACATTAATTGTTACAGGATTACCTTGGTCCATTGCTGGAGCACTCATTGGCGCACCCATAGGTGGCATACCTGCTTCGTTTTCATTTAATTGTTGTTTTTCAGCTTCGATATCTGTCATACGCTGAATCATATCTTTCATATTCATAATTAGCTCCCTATTGCGCTTTTAGTGTTTTCGCTGTTGTCGATATCACTTGACTCACCAACTGGTCCGTCGACAGTATCAAAACTACGCTCTTTACGAGCTGTTTCTAACTCTTTTAACAAGTCCATTACTCTGTTGCCTGCAACTTCGTTCTGGCCGTCAACGCTTTCTAGTTCTTCGGTAGTTAGTTTTGCAACATACTCACCGTCTTGTGTTTCTTCTTGATATTGCTCTTGTGGTTCCATTGGGTTTCTAACAATGATGTAAGATTGATCTATACCACAGCATTGACCTAAGTACTCTTGGAGTACTTGAGTTGTTGTTGGATAATTAAGTTCTGTTTCAAAATATGTTACTTCCATATTTTGTAGTTGTGGAAAATCTAATGGACGTTCTTGAATAGGTGTTTTCTTGCCTGAAGATATATTGTTAACTCCATACTTTTCTAAGCACGTTTTTAACATGTCTTCACAGCCTTCTGGAAGTTCTCCAGCTATACCGATTTTAAAAGGATACACCTTTTTTGCTTCTGCTAAAAATTTTTCAAACGCCATTGTATTTTTCCTATATATATTATTTATCTGATTGGACGTTTTTTAGTTTCTCTAATAGACTGTTGCGATCTGTTACAACATAGCCTTCTCCATTGACCATACTATCGTCACCGGAGCCACTGTCCTTATCCATTTTCTCTTTTTTAAGTTGTAAGTCAACCATTTTTAGTTTTTTGTCTAGTTTTGCTATTTTTGCATCAAGCCCTGTTTTTAACATGCCTCCTGCAACTTCAAATACACGACCACTATAACGTGACTCTACGTTCATACCAAGATCCATTAGATCTTCATATGCTGTTAATGCTCTATCAGCAATATCGTTGAGCTCAGTATCTGCCATTTCACCTAAGCCTTTTACCGCAGGTAGTGCTGAGCTTATTTTATCAAACTCGGCAATATCACGCAACGTTTCTCTATGTTGTGCGATTGGCTTAGACTCTTCTTTGGCCTTTGCTTCTTCTATTATTTCTTTAGATTCTGGCAAATCTAACATTTCTTCTAATTTTTTCGTCATAGTGCTTCCTATTAACTACTAGTATTATTTATCTTCTTTTGCCTTGGTGGAAAATATCATCTTCGTTTACTATTCTAAAAAAGATACCTTTTTGTTTACACCATGCTTGTGCTGCACCCCATTTGGCTTGATTTACTACCCATGCCGCTTGATTTACTTTTGATCTGCCTACTTTTTCTTTGATTGTTTGATTTGCTGGTTTAACTTCTATTAGTTCAACTTTTTGTTTGCCTTTTTTGTCTACATATACTATAAAGAAGTCAGGTACGTATATTGTATGCTTTCCTGTAAAAGGATGTCTATATGGAATTTTAATTGCTTCACTAGCCCATTGTGCTACGCTTGGATGTTCGTCGCAGAATCGCATAAATGCAAATTCCCAACTACTTCTGTATGTAGGGGTTTTGTTGCCTGCGTATTTGTCAGGATTTTTTAGATTAAATTTACCCTGAGCGAATCTGCCCATTTTTAGTCCTCAAACGTTTCTATGTTTCTGGACTCGACGATGTTAGTTTCTACTGGTACTTGAAAACCTAGTGTGCTTGTTTTTCCTCTAGCATAGTTTAACACTTCTGCAACTAATGCACTAAGTTGACTTTCGTTTAAACCTTTTAATGTATCAAGCAATCTAAATACCGGAACACCGTCTACTTTTGCTTGTTGTAAAAGTATACTAGCAACACTTGCACTAGCTCTATCTTCAAAACCTCTTTTACCAAAGTATGCTAGTACAGCATCAACATCGTTGCTAGGAAATTCTAATTTGTTTTGATAATACGTATCAAAGAATTCTCTAATAGGTTCATCGCTTGTGTTGTAACCTTTTTGTGGTAAATTTCCTTGTGCCATTATCCGTCACCTCCTGTTGTTACAGGTAAATTATTTGCGGCTTGTGCTGCACCAACTTTAGCTGCTGAAAGTGCAGGATTGTTTGTTGCACTATTTGATGTAGCAGATGTAGTATTTGCACTTCCGCCATTACCATTAGACTTAGGCACTAATATGCCTGGTAAGCCGCCTGGGCCTTTTTTGCCTGCGTTAGTAATAGCACCTGTAAGTATACTTAGACCTTCTGCTTTAAGACTGTCTGAACTAAGACTCTTTGCATTTTTAACTGTGTTAGCAAGTGTAAGTACACTACCTAAACCAAAGTTACCACTAGTGATATCTCCTAGTACACTTGATGCGCCATCTAGTACTCCGCCTGCGCCGAATAAATTGCCTACGCCGCCGCCGGCTACACTTAATGGACTTGGTGAAGTATCATAATGGTCTGTTGCAAATGTTGCAGGACTATCTTCGCCTACACGACCTCTACTATACAGCACTGACTCGTAGTTGATTGTCATTTTATTTTCTGCTATACCAGAACCGTCTGTTTGGTCCATAGTATCATGGCCCCAACTTTCAATTAAAGGATTTACAAGAGTGTATTCTGTGTACTCATGTCTGCTAAATTGATATAGTTTTATGTTCTTAAAGAAAGGCACCATTTTGTCATTGTCAAGACCAAATCTATATGTTCTGCCATTTGCTTCTTTGTAAGTTGAACGTGGGTCATAACTTGCTGTAATATCAGATATGTTGCTATCTCTATAGTAATATCTATAGTATGCTTCCATAAGCATAGTTGTTAGACCATTATTATCATCATGCATTGTCATACTAACAGGAGTATAGTCTATACGTGTTTGTACATTCTTCTTTCTGTTGTATGCATTTTTTACATCAACACTTGATCTATATTGAGGAAGGTCAACACTTTTTACAAGCATGTTTAATTCTGCTCTGTGTCTGTTTTGCATCTTAGGAAAGCCTGCTAAAACATCATGCTTATCATCTTTGTAAAAGTTAAAATTTACAAAATAAAGAAACTTTGTTTTAGGAGCAAGTCTAAATGCATCGTCTACATACAATCTAGAGGCGTGTGCAAAGTCGCCTAAATTACCCTTAGGGTTTAGAGCACCACCGAAAAAATTGTCTAAGAATCCGTTTAACTTATTTGCCATACTAATATTTATCCTAAAGGATTAAGTGCGTATATAAAAAAAAGGAAGACGTTTCCGACTTCCTTTTCTTATTCGAATAGCAATCTAGTTAGCGTTTATTATACGCCGCCGCCTGTTACTAGCGAGTTGACTGTTCTGCCAACTGTAGTACCAACTCCTTGGCCTACTGGAGTTTGGATTGCGTTATCATATCTAATTGATAATGCAATAGTAGCTGCATCACTTGTTGCATAGTTTAATGTGTTGTAGTTAGCGTTGTTTAGGAAACAGCCATAAAGTTCAAATGTTTCTAAAACACCTACTTCATTTGCACCGTTACCACCGTCTAATACTTCAATACGTGTTAGGAACTTGTAGTCAATACCACTTGCTGCACTTGACTGTTCAAAGAAGTCAAACTGTTTCTGTAGTTGCTCGCCTACTTGTTTCTGTACATTGTTACTTACGTCATCACGTACATTCAATGTAATTGGTTCCCAAGTATGTTTACCTGCTAAGTAACTTCTGGAGTTATACACGTCTAGTGTAATTTCTTCAAATGTTATGTTAGGACGGGTAACATCAATAACTTGTTTTGTTAATTCTGTTGTTGCGTTAGTTACACCAAAATTTTCCAATGTCACTCTAAAGCGATATTGTAGTTTCGGCATTAAAAGTCCCTGGTTGCTTGCGCTTGTGTCGCTCGCTAAAGGAACTGTAATTTTTGATAATGTTGAGATTGCCATTCTATTTTTCTCCTGTTGCTAGTATTTATCAAAGTGTCGACCCCATATTTCAGGGGTCTAATCACCTAATTAAAGTCCTGCAATTTCTCCTGTATTTTTAAGTCTAAGTGGAATGTAAATAAATTCTACAGCCTTAACTGGTTCAATTGCAATGTCAAGATATAGTTCATTACGATCTATTCTACTTGGTGTGTTGTTTGATTCATCACATACAACTAGGAAGTCATAAAGTGCTCTTTGTCCAACAAGTTCTAACATTAGACTTTCTGCTGCACCTTTGATTTCATCTCTTGTAATTTTATCATTTGGTTCAAACAAGTATGGTTTTGCAAGTTTGTTAAGTTGACTACGTAAGTATACAACCAAACGTGCTACATTGATTCTATCCAATGCACTTGCATTTCTTGCTCTTGTCTTCTGTCCAAATACAACCAATCCGCTTCCGCTTAGGAATGTAACTGGGTTAATTGCTTGTGCGTAAAGTGTATCTCTTTGACCTTCGTTAAGTGCTACACTTACAAATTCGCCTTCGCTATTAATATAACCTGCTGCTGTTGCGTTAGTTACGCCACCACGTCTTGTACCTGCTGGTGCAAACCATGGAAACGATACCTGATCACTTAGTGCAATAGTTCTTAACGCCATGTGTGATGCTGGAACAACAACGTTGTTACCTGCGTTATCACTTGTAAATCCTGCTGGATAGTAAATGCCTAAGTATTCGTCGAAACTTACTAAGCCATCGTCGTTATCTTCTACAGCCTTACGAACGTTAGTTGCCCATTCATTTAGTGAAGTAGCATCTGGTGTTAATCTCATTGGGCTATCACCTACGATAAATGCACTTAGTCCTCTATCATAGTTTAGTGATACCATTTCGCCAATTAGTTCTGGATACGCCGGTGTTGCCATAACATTAAATAGTCTTGATTCATCATCTCTAATATCATCATTACTATTAACCATAGCCTGTAACGCTTGTATAACAACTTTACGCTGTGCTTTACGTCCAAAGCTACCTGAACCATCAGCTTGGTTGCCTGACTCAGTTACCCATCTGTGTGGATAGTAACCAGCCATTGATTCGTCATTGTTAAATCTACCATTTGTACCATTAATGTCTATATAGTTACGCTCAAAACGCTTAACGTTAAATCCGCTTCTACGTAAGTTCCATAGCAACATACCTTTTGGATATAGTGCTGGATCTGGAGCATCTGGATCTAAGTAATTGTTTGTTAATAAATCAACAATACTACCAGCTTCGTCGCCATTTGCGCCTGCTGTATTATAACGTGCATCTGCAAATAGTACACCGTTTTCAGTTGTTTGGTCTGTAACGTCTACTAATGCCCATGCTAAGTTAACACCGTCATATCTGTAAACTAATGGATAGTTTTCTAAATCTGCTGTGCTAATCCAAAGATCGCCATCAACTAATGCTGTTGCATCTGTTTGCTGTGTTGGCTCTGTTGCTGAAACCATAGGACCAGTTGGGTTAGTGTCTGCGTAATCTGAACTAAAGTTCTGATAGCCTACCCAAGTTGTACCATTATGAATTAACATGTCAACTTCGTCAACAACACTGTTGTACCAAAGTGCGCCTTGTGCAGCTAATGCACCTGGAGCGTCATCACTTGCTGTGAATACTGCTTTCTTCCAGTTACTTGCTGTAAGTACACTATTTCTGTTGTACAAGTTAGTTGTTGTACTTGGGTTACCTACTACAAATGCTACAAAACCTGCGGCTGCAAAGCCACCGTCTGTATCTGCAATAGTAAAGTCACCGCCTTGTGTGTGCTTAACAACTAGTTTGTTATCTGCTGTTACTTCTGCTTGAATATTTTCTAATGCTGAACTGTTAATAGCACCTGCCATTAAGTCTGCATCGCCTACAGCGCCTGCGGCTGTAAAACTAATTGTTACAGGTGAACCTAATGCATTACTACCTGCGTCTGTTTCTGCAATATTAAATGCATATGCTTGAGCACTAAATGTACTTGCTGTAATAGCACTACCTGTAATAGTAGTTGCACCTGTGTTAGCACGACTAAAGATTGTAAATGCACCTTCAACTGATGTTGCATCTTCTGCATTTGATTTTACAAAAGTAGTTCCTGCTGGTAAGTTAACACCGCCGCCGCTTCTGTCTAACCAATATAGCGCCGCTGCTGCTGAACCGTAAATTGGTGCTGAAATGTTATCAAACAATGCTGTGTTAGCATTATAACGCTTGTACTTCCAATTTGCACCCTGATTAGGCTCAGTAGTTTTTAACCAAACACTGCCTGTTGGGCGTGGTGCTGTGTCACCTGACTTAAATTCAGGTACGCTTGTGTGAGCACTAATTTGTAATTTAGGTGCATCAAATGTTCCTGCTGTTAAGCCTAGTTTGCCAAGCAAGCCGTCTGTGTCAGCAATAGTAATTCTTTCATCATCTGACCCGTCATTGAATATGCTAAATTTACCGTCTATTGCAGCAAAACTAATTCCTGCTGATTGGAAACTTGCATCTGCGTTTGCTGTTGACACTGTATCTGCTAAGTCTGTGCCTTCTGCTACTGTAATTGCTGAACCAGAGCCTACAGTAATAGTTAAGTTTGTTGCACCACCCAGTGTTGGATTTGATGCTGTACCTTGTGCTACATAGTGTGAATTAATCCACGCTGTTGAGCCAACTTTAACCCAACTACCTGTGTAGTTTCTGTAATATACTCTTAGGACATCGGTTGTTGCTTTTACTGCATAATCACCTATATTTCCAACTGACTCTTTAGGATCTCCGTTGCCGTCTAACTTAGTTGTATCTGTAATAACAATTGGAGTTCTTACGCTAAATGATTGACCGCCTGTTACGTTCTTTGGTGAGCTGTTCCACTCAAAAATACCATATGAACTATCATTAGTATCAAACCAATTTGTTCCATCTGCTGGAGCATCTTTTGGTTCGTCTGCTGTTGGTGTTAAAACACCTAAGTCAATATCTGCACGAGTTACATAAACTCTATTGCTAACACCTAGTAACGAGTAAGCAGCTTGTAAACCATATTCGTTTAGCTCTCCGCCGTGTACTGGGTTGTTATTTGAATCTGTATAAAATACTGGATCGCCGAATGTTTCAGCTAATTCCCTTTGTGAAGTAAGCAAGTAAGGTTTGCCAGCGTTTGCTTTTAGCGTTCCTTCTGCTGTTCCTGTGCCACTTCCGTTTGTTTTATTTTCTGCGGAAGCAACAAAAATCATTGGTACGGTGCCTGGTTCAGCTGGGGTATAAAAACTTTCGTCTATTACCTTGACTTCTACACCTGGTGATGATAATGCCATTTTTTTTCTCCTGTTGAGTAGTTGTTATAGTTATTTAGCAGAAATTTGTAAATTGGCTGTGATAAACACCTAGAAAAAGGGACCGAAAAGGGCAGGTAAATACTAGTATGAGACCGTTGTGTAAGAATTGTAAAAGTAAACCATGTGCTATAAACTATTATAAGGACAATAAACCTTACTATAGAAGTAAATGCGAAAGTTGTGCTAGGTATAGCGGGCCGGGTAAAGGTTTGCCTCGTTGGCAACAATACGGTTATGTCAAAAAGAATGAATGCGAGAAGTGTGGATATAAATCAAAACACAGTGAACAATTTGATGTGTATCATATTGATGGGCGACTTGAAAATTGCCGCCCAACTAATTTAAAAACTATTTGTGCTAACTGTCAGCGAACTCTTCAAAAAGAGGGAGTTGCGTGGAAGCAGGGAGACTTAGTCCCCGATTTTTAAAAATAGTTTTAATTAGTATATCTACATTTTTTTCTAAACGTGCTAAGTCGCCATTATTATCAATTGTGTAATCACACATCCATTGCTCAATGCTCATTGAACTAGGATCTTCTAAGGGCAAATGGTCTGCTCTATCTACCCAAATAGCATAGTCAAATATTTCTTCATTTTGCATTGCAAAGAATTCACGTTTATTACGTAGTCCACAGTATATGTCGTGTTCTGCAAATAAGTTACGTCCTAATTTTGCTAAATCATCTTTACAATAGTCGTGTATCATATTATACCATTCTGTGCGATGATTATGTCTATCAGCATAACACTCTTCTTCGTCAGCATATCCGTACTGGTCTTTTAGATCATTAAAGATAAAAAGTTCTGAACAAAATTTAGATGATGATTGAAATGTATAACTGTATTTTTCTAGTAACTCACAGACAGTGTCTTTACCATGACGGCCGTGACCGACAATTAATAGTTTGGGTAACAAAATAATGACTCCTTAATTATCTATACAGTATAATGTCATTTATTTTGTTTGTCAAGTAATTTCTGGTATTCTTCTTCAAATCCGTCTTCGTGAGTGTAACCTTCGGTATTATTCCATAGACGCTTAAAGTAGCCGTCATAGCTGGCATAAATTGTTTTCATATTATTTGGAAGATGGCCTTTAACCATATAAAAAAGCCTACAGGCTTCTCTATGCGTAGGCTTAGCCAATCAAGAATCCGTAGCCTACACCACCTGCAACTTGTAATGCTAAGTCTTGTTCTAACTTGTCCATTTCTTGTTGTGCTTCTGCTTTAAGACTGTCACCGTTTAACGATGTGCCGCCTTGTGGTCCTGCTACTGTTGCAAACTTACTACGTGCTTCACCTAACATATACTTACATGATGCTAGTGTATAATCTTTGATCCATTGCTTTGCAAGATAGTCTTGAAACAATTGATCGTCTGGTCTATAGTTGTATGCATAAATTAACACTTCTTCTTCGCCTCTTGGACGTTGTAATATTGTTAATTTTTTAGTTGTTGTATTCCATTTAAATTCTATAAAAGATCCAAACATACGTCCTACAAGTTCTTGGTAGCCTGCAAACATATCATATGTTGCTAAACCGCCCATTTGTGTTGAGCCACTTAGTAGGTATGTATTTGTAAATGCTAAGTTAAATGGTTCAAACATTGAACTGCCGCCAGCATTACCACTACGTGAACCAATTGATCTACGAAATAACTTTCTTACTTCAATAATCTCATTTGGTAATATGTACTCATTTTGATCTTCAGTAAGTGTTAGGAACAAGTATGACTCCTCTACAGCATGATCTGTTCTTTGTCTATATTTTGTAAGTGCTTTTGTTAAAGCAGACTCGTAATGAATCGGATCAAGCTCAACATCAACCATGCCTCCGCCTAAAAATGCGTTAACATAGTCAAATATCTCTTGTTTTTGTGTAGTTATACCTGTTGCCATATGTCTTGTTCTCCAATAGTATTTATCGTATCGATAAATATGTATATGCCAAGACTATCATTATATAAACCAGAAAAGGGCAACGACTACAAATTTATGGATCAAAGGATCTATGAAATGTTTACTATCGGCGGTACTGATATTAATATACACAAATATATAGGTACTGATGATGGAGAAGTTGTTAAAGACAATACTCAGATTCAAGATATTCTGTTCTTAGAAAATAGAGACAGAAAATATGATGACGATATCTATACTATTAGAGGCATATACAACGTACAAGATATTGATTTTGATCTAAGCCAATTTGGTTTATTCTTAACTAATGATACATTGTTTATGACTATACACATTACATCAAGTGTGTCATCACTAGGTAGAAAAATAATGCCAGGTGATGTTATAGAACTACCTCACTTAAAAGACGAGTATGCAGAAAATGATTTTGCAACTAGTTTAAAACGATACTATGTAGTTGAAGATGTAAACAGAGCCGCTGAAGGCTTTTCACCAACGTGGTATCCACACTTGTACAGAATTAAATTAAAACAAATTGTTGATAGTCAAGAGTTTGCAGATATATTAGAAACACCAGAAGATGAAGATATCTTTATGGGTGATTATAGTATAACTACAACTTACGAAATTGGACAAGTTGTAAAGTACAAAGGCAAGTTATATCAAGCCACAGCACAGACAGTAGGAAACACACCTACAGACGTTTTTAATTGGGCAGAGTATACTGAGAACACTCTTAGAGATTTACTAAGCACATACGAAAAAGAAAAAGCAATTAATGATGCTGTACTTGCTGAAGCAGAAGCAGACGCTCCTAAATCAGGTTATGATGTAGGACATTATTATTCAATAGATTCAGACGAATCTGGCAAAACTAGAATTAATACTGTTGACGATAAAGACGCTGGCAAACCAAATAGAAGCGGATATGCTGGCTACCTTATCGAAGATGGACAACCGCCTAACGGTGCAGCATTTGGCAGTGGTACTAGTTTTCCTGCTATTAATGAAGCAGGTGATTACTTTTTACGTACAGACTTTTTACCTAATAGGTTGTTTAAGTTTGATGGGTCAAGATGGCTTAAGGTACAAGATAATATTAGAATGACAATGACAAATACTGATCAAAGATTAAATCAAATTGGTACGTTTATTAATAATACTAATACTGATGTTATTGGTGACGAAACTGTAACAGAAAGACAGGCATTAAGTAAAGCCTTAAGACCAAAAGCGGATGATGTATAATGCAATTTTTCTATGATGCACAAATAAGAAGATACATAACTCAACTTATTAGAATGTTGAGTAACTTTAATGTGCAAGATGCACACGGTAACGAAAAACAAGTGCCAGTTATGTATGGTGACTTAACAAGACAAGTTGCAAGTATAATTAGAGATAACTCAGAAAACAAAATACCTACAGCACCACGCATGGCTGTTTATGTTACAGGTTTAGAAATGGATAGAGACAGAACAGCTGACTCAAGCCTAATTAGTAAAAGACATGTACGTGAACGCACATATGACAGTGCTACAGGACAGTATCTTAACACACAAGGTAAAAATTATACTGTAGAAAGACATATGCCAGCACCTTACACACTAAAAGTAAGTGCTGATATTTGGGCTTCTAACACAGAACAAAAATTACAAATACTAGAACAAATATTAGTATTGTTTAATCCTAGTTTTGAAATACAAACTACTGACAATTATTTAGACTGGACAAGTTTAACTGTTGTTAACATGGAAGGCATAACATTTAGTTCTAGATCAATACCTGTTGGTGTAGACAGTGAAATTGATGTTGCTAATTTACAGTTTAGCACACCTATATACTTAACACCTCCTGCTAAAGTAAAACGTTTAGGAGTTACAACAAGTATTATATCTAATATATTTAATGAGCAACAAGGTGATATTAATTTAGGTGCTACTGTTGCAGGACAAATTGATGGTACAGAGCCTACATTTGTAACAAGAGTAAACACTGGTCCTATTGATGGAATCAATGACGGAAGTACAATGACTGTAGATGACGGTGAATTTCCGAATCAAGGCACAGGACTTATGGACTTTGATACTAAGCGTCTATTTGACAAAACAAGTATTAGTAGCACATATCAAAACTATGGATTAAGTGTAGAAAATGATATTGCACAACTAGTATACAAAAATAAAGTTGGTGATGTTAATTGGACAGAACTAGTAGAAGCATATCCAGGCACATACCAAGCAGGCGTTAGTAGAATACTATTAAAATCTAATGACGGTGACACTTATATAACAGGTACATTTACAATAAACCCGTTAGATGAAACTAAAATTGTTATTGATTTTGATAGTGATTCGTTGCCAGATGATACCGTTATTCCAGGGCCTGCGAGAAGCAGTAATAGTTTAACAACAATAGATTATATTATTGACCCGCTTAGATTTAATCCAGATCAAGTTAAAGCGGCAGGTGTGCGTTTGTTAATTTTAAGTGATATTGGCAGTGGTGAAAATGCCGATGGCCCAGATGCATGGAAAAATGCTGACGATTCAGACTTTATAGCAAGCGAATATGACATACTTGAATGGGACGGTAATAGATGGCATGTTGTATTTGATGCAAGCGGCGCTGATGATGGTAGTACAGGATCACCTGCTACATATGTCAGCAATCTTAATACTGGTGTACAGTATAAATGGAATGGCGAATTTTGGATTAAGAGCTACGAAGGAGAATACTCAGGAGCGACCTGGAACATACTACTTGATGCATAATTATTAGTATGAAAGAGATTGTTTGTAGCGGAGCCTTATTCTACTCCTTAACCACTGAAAGATTTTTATTTTTACATAGGACAGGAAACAAATCTAATGTTTCTTGGGGACTTGTTGGTGGTACTAACGAACATAAGGAAACACCTTGGGAAGGCCTAAAAAGAGAAATACACGAAGAAATAGGCGAAGTAGATTACAAAAAAGTTGTTCCTTTAGAAAGTTTTGTTAGTAACGATAATCATTTTTTCTTTCATACATATCTTATTGTAGTGGACAATGAGTTTATACCCACTCTTAATAAAGAGCATGATGGGTATGCGTGGGTAAGTGCAGGCAAATGGCCTAAGCCATTACATCACGGTTTGCGTAATACTTTGCAAAATAAAACAATTCAAAACAAACTAACCACAATAGTTGAAGTATTAAAGGTAATAGACACTAATGAGTGAAGTAACTAAACATGATTGGGGTCATGAACTTACTATTGCTAGTACTAATGATTACAGTACAAAGATATTAGCATTTGCAGGACCCGGAAGTAAAACTAACTTTTCTTTTAATGTAAAAAAAGAAAAAACTTGGTTTGTTAATACAGGACATTTTAAACTGAGATGGATCGATACTGATACTGGACAACTATTTGAAACAGTATTACAAGAAGGTCAAACACATCATGTACCTCCGCTAATGCCGTGTTGCTTAGAAGCAATATCAGCAGACAGTTCAATTACTGAATCAAGTAACGGTGATTACGATAAAGATACATTTATTGTATTGCCTTCTAAAAATGTAGGGTAAACAATGTTTCCAAGATTAACAACCTCCGAAAAATGGCTTAGAGATATAAAGAGATATCAATCTTTTTATGATAATTTGCAAGAAGGCGCTGTCAAAAACAAACTAGGTTCTTACATAAAAACATTTGAAAGTCTAAGCAACGATATTGATGTAGGACATCAAAGTGGTAGCGGTGGCTATATCAAACCTCGACAACTAATTGATATTAAACATAATCTGTTTACTACGAAAGAAAAAATTGAAGTAATGTTAAAACAATTAGATAATTGATATACGTTTAATTGTTATAGCACCTACCATTGCAGGGTGCAATGTACATTGATATCTATAGTTACCCGAAATTGTTTCAGGAACTTCCCAGTATAATGTTCCGCCATCTTTACCTTGTGCGTTTGTACCAGTTGAAACATTACCAATAATATCAACATGTACTAAACCTGTATTATATGCTGTGCCTGTACCATCTTGTATTTCAAATGGATGTCCACCAATTTGATCTAAATCAAACGCAATAGTCATACCGCCTATTGCATATAGCGTTGGATTGTTTCCTGAATATCCGTGACTGTCAACAGTATATGCTGTATTACCTAAGTTATTCAATCTAATCATTGCCATAGCAGGCATATAACTTTTATCAATTGTCCTACCAGTTCGTACAACTTCTTCTAAATCGTCATACTTGTCAACACCTAGTGTTGCTGGCATATCTATTCTAACTTGAGTTCCTGTTACAGTGGTGTTAATATTCGTTCCGCCTGCAAAAGTAAACGTGCCTGTAGTAGAATTTGCTGTAACTGATCCTGCATCACCGTTGAATGTTTCCCATAAATTTTGGTCTGGATCTCCTCCGCCGCCACTTACTGTATCTGGTCCCCATTCAGTGCCTGACCATACTAATGCTTGGCCTGTAGCAGGAGCCGCACTACCAACATCTGCTAAATCTGCAAGATTAGAACTTGTACTTAATGCATCAGTTATACCATATCCTGAAAGTGTAGTTGGTGTTGTACCTAAGTCTGCAAAATCTTCAACAGCATCAGTAATTCCGTAACCTGCTATTGTGGTTGGTACATTTGATAAGTTTAAAAATGATCCATCAAATGCATCAGTAATTCCGTAACCTGCTATTGTGGTTGGTTTATTTGCAAGGTCTGCAAAATCGCCACTAAACAATAAACTTGTAGTATCTGTTAAGTCGCTTATATCTGCTGGTATCGTAGGTGTGTTTATAAAGTTATTATAATTTAAAAAGTAAACACTATCTTGTCCATCTAATGTGTCAGCGTCTGTGCCGCCGCCACCTGTTGTAGAATCAAGTCCTGGTGACCATTTAGACCCATCCCATTTTAAAACATTTCCTGCAACTGGGGTTGTATTTGAAGTGTCAACATCAGTTAAATCATTTATACTAAGTGTAGGTGTAGTACCATTTATAGTTACTGTATTACCTACAATTTGTGTGGCTACGTTAGTTCCGCCTTCGAATGTTACTGTACTAGTAGGTGTAGATGCTGAAATAGATCCTACATCTGCATCAATTTGAGAAAATAAATTTTGATCAGGATCACCAACAGCACCGTTAAAACTAATACTTACTTCATCGCCAGTTATTGCTGTAACTATGTCAGTGCCACCTGTTATAGCAAAAGAATCATTTTCGTTATCTGCTGTAGTAGTTCCTGTGTCTGCTGTAAATGTCTTAAATGCATCTGGTTGTTCAGCAGAAATACCACCACCTGAAACTACGTTCCAAGAAGTACCGTCCCAAATCCATGTAGTTGTGCCGTCAGTAAACGTATCATCTACATTTGGTGTTGCTGGAAAATTTAATGCCATTAAGAGCCTCCACTAATATTTATCGTTCCTGCAATAGCCCATGTGTTTGCTGATCCGTGTCTACTGTATAACATTCTGTTTGGGCTACCTAGCAAACTGTTAATATAATCGTCGTAGTCAGTATCAGACCCTGTAGTACTTATTACATCTTTAGTATCACTAATAACTTTGTCTTTTAATTGTGCTGGTGTTAAGTCCGGTTGTACTTGTAAATGTAATGCACAAACACCTGCTACTTGCGGTGATGCCATTGACGTGCCACCAATACTCATAATTTTATATGTACTGTTGTCAGGATAATCTAGCAATGAATATACAGCGTCTGCAAGCACACTAGACGTACTCATTATATTATCGCCGGGTGCGTATATGTTTATTGCAGGGCCTCTAGTAGAACTACTAGCTATTCTATCAACACCCGAGTTTACTTCAGCATCTATATTACCGACCATAAATGCATCATTGCTAAAAGGTGAACTTCCTCTATGATATGCTATATCACCACTGCCAAAATTTACTGTATTGTTAAAATCAAGTCCTGTTGGTAAATCGGCTTTATATCTATTATTTCCAGCAGCAATACATACATGTATTCCAGCATCAATCATATCTTCTATTTCTGCATCTACTGATGATACTCTTACTGGTACTCTATTATTACCAAAAAACAATCTACTAACTCCGGTTGCAGCCCATAGTTCGCCTCTGGTAGTATAGTCAACTCCGTATGTCCATGCTGTACCTCTATAAGTACCATTTGTTGGATCGCCTTGTTGATTAGTTCCGTAGCCCCAACTCATATTAACTACTGTAGGACGGCCGTTGGTCTTAGCATTGTGCCATAATCTGATAGCATCAAATGCATCACTTATTGACGTACCAGTGCCGTCACTTCCTGACAATGTTTCCAAACCGTTTAACTTCTGTGAATAAATGTGAGCACCTTTAGCCCAACCATATGTTTTACCTGCAGCTATACCTGCACAATGCGTTCCGTGGCCGTCGGCATCTCTATAATAGTTTGTGCTTTGTGTTCCACCAAGACCGCTTTCTGTATACCAATCAATTTGTTGTAGTCTACTTACTCCGTCTGCATCTTCCCATTCAGGATGATCAGGATCAATGCCACTGTCTTGTATCACAACATCTACGCCTGTACCGTCTAACGCATAGTCATAATTGCCTGTAACAGTATTATTACTACCATATACATTCGTTGTTTCTATACAGCGCCTTAGACCCCAATTAACATAACTAGGTGTTGTTAGTGCTGCTCCTGATATTGATCTATAAAATACACCAGTTTGTGATGCATTTTTTATTAGTTCAATATCGTCTCGTTGTTCTGGTGGTATTTCTACCGATAATACTCTTTCGTCATTTTGTAATTGTTGTGCTTCTTCGTCTGTAAGCATCCAATGAGTCATACGCTTTGATCCTACTCTAGGATTAGCCACATCTACACTTCTGTTAGGGATTGGACCTGCACCCGAAGTTGCAGATAATTCTGCATCAAATGCTTCTATATCAATTCCTCTATGTACTACTACAATGTATTCTTTTTCCATGTGTTACGCCTTAAAAATATAAACAGCACCACTACCTTGACTTTCAGCAGGAACACCTGTTACCAAGTAATCGTTAGTTGCTCTTATAGTAAATCCAAATCTATCATTTGTACTTGTATCGTATTTATTTGGATTCACTATAGTGTTTTGATAACTCCAATCTGATGTACTAAAAATATGTATTACACCACTTGCTGTACCGTTATCGTCGTCTTCTTCTAACGCTCCTACAGCAAGATAGTTGTCCGTTATTGCTATAGATTCACCGAATCTATCATTTACATTTGTATTGTACGAGTTTGGATTATTAATAGTTGTAACTAAATTACCATTTGATGGATTGTAAATATATACACGGCCGCTGTTATTTCCATCACTGTCTTCCCCAGGGCAACCTACTGCCGCATAATTTTCATTTAAGTCAACAGCATAACCAAATCGATCATCTAAGTCTAGTGCATCATCTTTTGGATTGTATATTGATTGATCTGTTGCACCTGTGCTATTATTAAATAAGAAAAATGCACCACTATCACCTTGCCCTAATGCGCCTGGTTCATTTTCTCTCCAGTTACCTATCATTGTCCATGTATCAGTAATTGCAAGTGTATTAATTTTTTCACCAATTTGATCACCTGGATATTCGTCTTCATTATCTAAGTTTGGATTTTCAATTGAATGATCTAATGTTCCGTTTGACAAATCAAATATATATGTCCAACCTGTATCGTCGCCTAAACCTACAGCATTTTCTCTATATGCACAAACACTAGCAAAATCTTCAGTAAGTGCAACAGTACTACCAAAGGCATCACCGTTTGGATTAATTTCTGTTGTATTAGGATTAGGATCATTAAATGTATATACTAAACTTCCGTCGGTTATATCAAATACATATGCTTTACCGTTGTTGTCAGTAGCATCGTTTTCACCGGGCGCACCTACAATAACGTACCCCGAATTAACAGCAACACTTGTGCCAAATAAATCTCCGTCACCTGCATTTATAGGTGCTACTGGATTTGGATTTAATATTGTTCTTAGATATGTACCTGTAGAAGTGTAAATGTAAACAATACCTTGTGACGGTACTCCTGATGCACCTTGTTCGCCAGGTGCTCCTACAGCAATATGATTAGGTCCTATTGCAACACTAGTACCAAATGCGTCTGATTGTGCAATGCCTTCTGGATTAGGGTTTTCAAGATATCTTAATAATTTGAAAGGTGTCAACTTTGGTTGAAAATATTGTAAAGAACTTACTGAGCTATATCTTGGCATAGGTTTTATCCATAATTTACATAACTGCCTAAAACGTTCCAAGAACCTCCTGAGCGTATCATAGATAAAGTTATTACATCTGTTTTGTTTGCATTTCCTGACGGAGCAACATTATCTATCCATTTTACTGTTTGAGTTACACCGTCAATTTGTACTACGTTAGGAACATATGGCGTTGTGCCTTGTGTAATTATAAATGCTGTGTTTGTTGCTCTATTGTCTGTAGTAGGTATATTTGTAATATTTGCTGTCCAATTTGCTGCTGGAGATGTAATATTAAAAATAGGACCACCTGAATAATTATGGTTAACTGTTCCTGTAACTCCAGTTTCATTTGTAATTACTTCATTAGTTTTGAGTACGTTTTCTAATCTAATTCCGTCCGGCGCAATAAAATCTATTGTACTTGCACTAGTAAATGTAGGATTACCAATACCTGTATTTTGTATGTTAGCTGCATTAATACTGTCTACTGTTAATGTACCTGTTGCTGTTATATCATCAAAAGTTACATCGTTTGTAGTGTTTAAGTTTTGATCATATGACGAGCCGCCTCCGCCCGAACTGTTTATTGTAATTGTATTTGTAGCACCATCAACATCTAATGTTACATTTGCACCTGGTGCAAAGTTTATAGTATCGTTATTACCACTTGCTACAAGTGTTGACCCGCCAGTAACGCTAACATTTTTAAATGTATTAACTGATGGTAGTGGCACTGTAGGCTGTACCCATTGACTACTATCTTCATCTGTTACGTATACAAATATTTTACCATTAGTACTGTCAAACCAAATAGTACCTTGTGTAGGCTCTGCTGGTGCTGTGTCTGAAACTTCAACATTTGCTCCGCCACCGGCGCCGCTACCTGTTCCTGGATCAGATACATTAATTGAATTACCTTGATTTGTATGAAAATGACACCAATAATATAGTGTGTCTGGCGCACTACTTTTAACAGTAAATAAAACTTTTTTTGTTGTTGCACGTTGGAAATTATCTGTATAGTATCTCATTGATACCGGGTCATCGTCTAGTAAGTAAACTATTCCAGGATTATAATGAGCACCGCCTTCTATTAGATCGCCATTTGGAGTTGTAGAAAACATCAATGGATGCCATAAATTAGCAAATGAATTGTTTGTTTCGTCAGACTGATCGAATAGATATGTGTAGCCTCTAACAAACTCTAATACAGGTGTTTCAACACCGTCAATATAAAACACACCAGATGCTTGACCGTTTACTGTGTCAACACCTACTGTGACCGTTTTTTCAAGTAGTGCAACTCCGACATCTGCAAGTTGTTGTGATAAGTTTCCAGCTGTTAGTAATGAAAACCCGCCAGCTTGTTTACCACTGTATACTCTAAGTGTATTTGCTTGTTTGTCGTAAAATACTTCACCACTAGACCCTACATTACGATCTAAAAAATCGTCAGGTCTTGGTATAATGCGTATTCTATCTACTACTGGTGCTGAATTTGATGCCATATTATTATCCTAATCTACAGTAGTATTTATCTGTAGATTAGTATAAGACTCGCTTGTAATGTTTCCAAGTATCTAAGAAATACGTAAATGCTTCTTCGTCATTCATAGTTACAAACTGTTTACAATGGCTTATTTTTATTCTAAAGCCTGCCATGCGTCTATGTTCTACAGAATAATTAAGCCAATGTGCATGTGCATCATTTGCCGTTTTAGTATCTTTATTTGCGTATAAACTAATTTCTACCTTATGAAAACTACTCATGCCACTTTACTTCCTTTAATGGTTTATAGTCCACAATAAATTTATTGTCTAATATAGTACTTCTTAAACGTAAATTTTTAATATCTTTATCTTCTACAGATCTTACGTTTGCTTCTATTTTATCTTTTTTAATTAACATGTACATTGCCAACGGTGTGCCTGCAGGAATTTTAACTGTGTCATTTAATTCGTGCCAATATAGTTGAACATTTAGGAAATTTGGTCCTTCATCTCCGTCAAGGAATCCTGAAGCCGCTGTAAAACTATGATTGTCTGGATATGGTATAGGCATACAAAGTAAATTGTATCCTTTTGGAATATAAACCATCCACGGTGATTGTACTTTAATAATCGTATCTAGTGTATTAGATCTATTTGTTTGACCAAAAATAGATTCTGTATGATGTGAAAGATAGTCCCACTTCCAAATATGATCGGCATCCATAGAGGCTTGCGATACTGGTGATCCCCATTGAAAGCGTTTGCCGTCACCGTCGGTTTTGATTGTAAAATCACACCAACTACGCAATATCCAACCTTCTCGCATAATTTTATGAATGCCAGGGCAACGTGCAATATGAGTTGTTTTTACAGGCGTATTTTTACTTTCTGCTTGTACTTTTTTCCAATCGTCAATTGCTGGTTTAACCCAGTCAAACTTAACTTTACTAGCAGGTACAATAGGCATAATTTGTTGTACCTCAGGGAACAAAGATACAAATTCTATTTTAGGTTTTTTCTTAAACCAATTAAACACGAACTTTGCCTTTATAAACTTTATCTATTTGATTCATCATAGAGTTAGTTACAGTCCAACAGATTACATCGTCTATATGCACTACGTGAACTTTGCCGTCTGGCTGTGAATAAAATACAATGTGTTGAATTTGTTCTTCATCTTCCCCAAGAACATTTTCTATAGTAATTGGTGGTTCAGGTAACGGACTTACCCCACTACCGTCTTTACTAGCAACTACTTGTGTTTGTTCTGCACCTTTAAAAGTAATTATGATATCCTTTTGACTAAGGCATGCGTTAAACCAACCTACATGTTTAATTCTATCTTTTTGTACTTTTCTGTGAGTATACTGATCTTTTGCTTCTCTTAGCTCTTGTTTATACGTAACAAATTCGTTTGTATGATGTTCTATAAGTGGCATTGTTATCTCCCAAAATGCTTTTTATACATGCTCTTTATTAGAGCTTTATTATGTTTAAAAGAGTGTGTACCCCAAAAAAGTTTCTTTCTAAAAAACTTCCAATCTTCTTCAGTCATATCTCTTATTATATGATCATATTTTTCTTCTGTCAATGGAATAATATGTGCAATCGGAGTTCCTGCTGTAAGTTTACGTTCTCCGTTTGGTATATTCCAGTAACCTTGTATATTCAATTCTGTATTGATTGAAGGATCTAATACACCTATACTAGACTCAAACTCATAACTATCGCTGTATGCTATAGGAGTGATTAAAAACTTTACGCCTTTTGGTGCAACTACATGCCAAGGTGTATTAAACTTTACTATTGCTTCTATACTGTGTGGTCTTTTTGGCAACCATCTTGATATGTCTGGTGGTTGACTAGCAACCGGATCACCTTCTAATAATTTTGAAAGTGTTTCGCTAGGATTAATATATTGAAATCCTTGTTGTCCTGCTTGTGTTTTTATAATTACATCATGCCATAAGGGTAATATAAATCCGTAATTATACAAATCAAATATACCAGGACATTGATATAAGTGGCTAGGTAAATTTCTATCTTTATTATCTACATAATGTTGTTTACATCGAGACATCCATTTAGGACGAAAATCTTTAGCAGGAATAATAGGAAAGGCTTCAGACACACCTGCTATTTTACTAAAAAATTCTATTTTATCTTTCTTTTTAAACATTAACGTACCTGTAGTGTAAATGCAATATTCATTCTGTCTCTATCTGATTGGTTTACTTCTACTTCATGTGGAACCCAAGCGGGCCATAGTATTAGTTCTCCGTCGTGGGGGTGAACTAAAACTTCACGCACAAACGGACTAATTGTATTACAATCATTTAAAACATTTGCTGGATTTATAAATTTTAACGGTCCTGTTTTTGTACCTTGTATATAATATACAGCGGCAAAACTATCTGCTACATGATTGTGCAAAACATTTTTACTTGCAGGCTTGTTAATATTTGACCAGTAATCTAAACTAATATGTCTTTTAACTATATGTCTTTTAAATGTACTATCTAAACTACTATAATAGTCTATTGCTTCTTCTGCAAGCTCTTTAACGCCGTCTAACAACCAATCAATGTTTTCATACTTAACAGTACTACGCCAGCAACGGTCATTACTGTTTAAAATTTCGTCAACATTGTTTTGTTGTGCTTCTAACATTTGTTCTTTTAACTTAGTAATCTGATTTTCATTGCCTACTTTACTAACAAAAAAATCTGATCTAAATAAATTTACTCTTGCCATTCGTTGTACCATTTATCTAAAAATTTATAGTGATTACCAAATAACTCTTTAGCACTATCAACTCTCACATCTTGTACTTTCATAAAATGTTCAACATATTTTTTTTGTTGTTCTGATAGCTCACATTTTTCATTTGGATATGCGCCGCCTGCATGTAACATTGACCACCATTGAATACTACTAAACATACTACCAGGCGTAAAGAATATAAAGTCTTGCAATTTAGGATAATACTGACTCATCATCATTCTAGCATCTGCCGGAAGTTCGTCTAATGTCTTTGATCTTATTTCTTGCCAATATGGTGTATCATTTCTACTACTAAAATAATAGTGTGCATATATGAATGTTAGTATTTCTATACTCATTTCATAAAAGCCTCTATTAATCATTGACTTTGGTCCATCGTCCCATACGTTACCTGTGCGATTCATTAAGTCCGAGAAAGATGTAACTAATGCTGTAGTAAATGTAATACCTGTTGCTTCTAACGGTTCTATAAATCCAGCTGAAAGGCCCACAGCAAGAACATTTTTTACAGCAACATTTTCATGCGAGCCTATACGCATTTTTAAATGATTTGCCGGAGCATCGTATTCGCCAATTGCTTCACGTAGTTCTGCTTCAGCTTCTTCGGGAGTAATATGTTTAGAACTATAAACGTATCCGTTACCAACACGATGATATGTAGGAATAGTCCATCTCCATCCAGCATTCATAGTAGTTGCTTTAGTATAAGGAAAACATTCTTCTTCCGGATTAGTATACTGTTTTGGCATAGCAACAGCACTATCGTTAAGTAGCCATTTGTTGTAACTTACATACGGTTCTTTTAAAGTTTTACCTAACAACAAAGATTGAAATCCACTACAGTCTATATACAAGTCTCCAGTATACTCTTTGCCAGTTTCGTCTATAAGTTTAGTTATACCGGTTGCATCATTGCCAACTTGCGTAATCTTAGTATCAACGTAATCAATTCTATCTAATATTAATTTTTTAATTGTATCAATAATATCATATGCACTAAAATGTACAGCACCATAACTATCTAATCCTACATTAAAATTAATATCAGTTTCACCATCAATTTTTGTAGCGGTGTTATTCTTTGCTAATCTGTATGCAGGATGCCACTTCTTAAATTCACTATACGGCTTATCAATAAAATATTTACTTACAGGAAGATGAGGTGCTGGTAAAACATTGTCAACTACATCATTGTCAACAAAATAAGATTCGTCATTCCAACCTGTTAATTCTACACCATATTTAAACGATGCATTACTAGGCTTCATCCAGTCTTTGGCACTAATACCACACTTGTACAAGAACGATGCCGTAAGAGGTTGTGTACCTTCTCCAACACCAATTGGTCCTTTTGAAGCATCTTCAATTAGTTGTATTTCAACAGGGTCTACTAAATTATTAGTTAAGTAAGCAGCTGTAAGCCACCCGCTTGTGCCGCCTCCAAATATAACTATCTTTCTTACCATTCTACTTCCTCTATTATTGATATTAATTCTTCTTCTGGTTTAGCAAGTACAACAACATACAAACCATTCCACCAACTTTCTAAATCTTCTACGTCACACAATAGCATCTTTTCATATGCAACTTCAAAGCCTGCTTTGTTAATACCGATTCTTGCACCTTCAACTACACCTTGCCAATTTGCATCATCAAAGATTAACACAGCCTCTTTAGCAAACACATTTTTATAATGTAGTACAGCCTGTTCAGTACTTGTTGCATCGTGTGGTCCGTCATAAAACCACATGTCTATCTTACCATTGTATTGTGACACATCTGCTTCAAATAGATCTTTATCAATTACTTCTACAGTATTTTTTTGTTTGTAGTTGTCTAGATTCTTTAAGAAATTTTCTTTTTCGTTGTGCGGCAATTTTGGCGCATTAGGGTCAGCAGGTTGTATATCACTTTGCCAATCGTCAATTGCTATAGCAGTTAAGTTATTATCTTTAATTGCTCCGCAGAATGTTGCACCCTGTGCTACTCCTACTTCCATATAGTGTGTAGAACCACTTGCAATATGATTTAGTACTGTTTGTACCCTAGGACTTGTAAGTCCAGGTATACGTGTGTTTACAGTTGGCACACCACTTATTAATATGCTTTCTGCTACATGTTTAACTTTGTCTGTATGTTCAATTTTAGATTTAACTTTGTAAATATCGTCACAAAAATGACATTCCCAACAATCAAATTTACAATTTTTAATTTTCTTACGCCAAGCATCAATTGGCCTATCTTTAAGATTTGTACTTTCTAAATATTTTTCAAAGTTATCATATAGTAACGGTTCACCTGATGCCCAACGTTTTACAATGTTCATTGTTTCGTACAATCTACTTACAGCTTCACGACCGTGCATTTTAAAAACATCAATACCTAGTTCATCTAAGTATTCTTCCCAATCTTCTCTCCAAGGAGTTATATTAGCAGTCTTTAAATGTATACTTGGATCATCAACATCCCACTTAGGACAACTTACTCTACTAATAGGATTATTAAAATATTGAGGTTCTAGACCTGCTCTAGTATTATTGTACTCAAAGTGTTCAACCATCATTGGACAGTTGCCTTTACATCCTTCGTTTGCTAACAAACTATAGTGTATATCTTTGCCATAATTTTCTTTAATCCAAATCTTTGCTTCAAGTAATCTTTTTAACGTGTCTCTATCACGCATAAGATCCCTGTCAAGATTTATATAATTAAATCCGTACTTTGCTAAACTTACAATTTCTGATGCTACTCTAACATCTCGTAGTATAGTATTTTTTACGTATAATTCAGGAAATGCTTTTTGTATTTGTCCTGTTGCCATCCAATGTGTATGCGGAATAGTTGCAATACGCACACCAGCATCATATAATGGTTTAAAGTTTTTAATAAATGTATCTAAGTTTTTTTGACTAGGCGGTACTTGTATATTATTAAATGTAGCACTTACTGGCACACCTGTTTGCTGTTGTACAAACAATGCTTGATCAATTGCTAATTTATAGTCATCGTTTTGTACAAAGATATCGCCCATTGCGTCTTGGTCAAACGGCGGGATACGACTAGTAAAATATACATCTTTAATGTGATCTTTGTACTCTCTAATAAAATTAACAAACTCTACATATTGTTCGTTTGATAGTTTAGGATTAAGAGGAATACTAAAAATTTTTCTCATTTATTCTCTTCCATAAAAAAAGGCACTATACTGTATACTTAGTATAGCACCTTTTTGTTAAAAAGTAAAGTGATTAATTTGGATAAGTTGTGTGAGTGAACTTCGTTGTTTCAAACTGTGGTTCTTTTTCTTTACCTGCTGTAAACGCACACTCCCATTCAAAATATGTAGACATATACGTTTGAGTTTCTTCTAATCTTGATAATCCTGGAACTTGAGCTTTGATTTGTACTAAGCCTCCATCCTGATCAAAATTATTTTCTGCCCAATTAAGCATTTGTGCTTTAAGTAATGCTACAGTGTTTGCTTCGTCAATTGAAGTTAATCTATATGCAACCTTTTCGTAATCATTATCACCAAAACTAGTTGGTTCAATAATATCTGCAGGGTTAGTTGTACTACGCATAATACCAACTTCTCCATTTAGAGCATTAGTAAACATACGTGCATGAAACATATCTTCAGTAATAGTCGTAGGATTTAGCCAATCAATTTGAGGGGTGCCTGTAACTCTAGCAAAACTAAAGTGCCAATCACTTCCTATAATTTCAATTTCAGGAACTAGTCTAGGATCATTACCTGGAACTGTTTCAAACATTATATATGTCATTTATTGTCTCCTCAGAGCCTCCGTTTGTTGGTTTTGGATTTTCTATCTTACTGTATTTATCTGTTGGTGCAAGCAAATCTTTGTTGTCAACTTTACCTTGTAATTTTAAGTTTTCTTCTGCAGCATTTTGTAATTGCAAGTTATAACTTTGTAATTGTGTACTATAGTTCATAGTTAATGCTAAAATGTCTGCTTGCTGTTCTGGGCCTACACTTAAAATAGCATCCATATTACCTGTACCAATACGTCCATAGAAAATCATATCAGTTGCTGCTTGTTTAGCAAGCCTATTTGTCCAATATTGTGCTTCGTAAATATCTTCTTCGTCAGAATTAAGAATGTCCATATATGTACGTCCACTCCCATCTGGTAACATTGCTTCTTCACTTGTTAAAAACTCTTCTAAAAGATCTAATAAGTGTTGTCTTTCTAAATACCAATCTTGCAATCTACGCTTTGACATAATATGATTACGCTCTGCATTCCATGCTTCAACACTTGCAAGTTCTCTATCTAATTCGTCATGTGCTTCTTCAGCCATACGCTTAAAACGTCTAACTTCTACATCATACTTTGCAATTTCGTATTCAATGTTTTCAATTGATTCTTCTTTAGATTTAATTTCTAATAGGTACTGCCTTAATTTACTGTATGGTGTAATTTGAGCCTGACCTACAAACCATCTTAATTTGTACTTAGGGTTAGTCCATTCTTTGTTAATTGCATAACTAATCGCACCCTTTTCACGTTCGTTAAGCATTGAAGTATCTGTGTTAACAGAACTTTCATATCTGTGATCAGACATGTACTGCTTTCTACGATCGATATTTTGTACATCATTTGTCATATTAAACTCCTTGATAATAATATATGAATATTTACCAAGTTAATCCCTCCAAGACATCGTTGCTGAACTTTGTCCATTAACTCCTTTAGCATTAAGGCTTGCGCCGCCTGTAATACTCTGTCTAGTAGTGTATGTAAATTTAGCACTACTTACAACGTGTGAACCTTGATACCAGCCAACAGCATAGCCCCAATCTTGCCCTGCAATCATGTTTTCTTCACCACCGTAATAACCTTTTGCTCCAATAACGTCCTGTGTAGTATCGTTGTAAAAGTTTGTTTCTCTCCAGTTTGTACTTGGATTAGTTTCACGCCCGCCTATCATGTTAGCATGTTTGAACATCAAACAATGTTGATGTTTGTCACCTTGTGGCGCTGTAGCACTACGAGAAACTGGTGTTTCTGTAGCCCATTTAAATGCTTGGTTATTGTTTGTCCATATGCCATAGTTTTCGTGCTGTAGTCCCCAAATACCACCTGAGCTATTTGAGTTTCCATATTGTGAGCCAAGTGTTTGAGTAATCATATTAAAACGTCTAATTTGACTACTGCCACCACCTGTTATCCATGCTGTTTCTAATCCTTGCTGGATAATACCAATATTGTTACAACTCCAAGTGTGTGTTCTAGTGTAACCACTTGTTAGGTTATTTTCTGTTCTGTGATTGTAACATGTAATACCATTTGAGCTTGCACAGTGAGCGTTAGCAGCTCCACCGACAGTCCAACACAAGTTTGTATTGTGCATACTGTCTTTGTAGTTGTGACCTCTTTCTTGTTTGCCCGGCACGTCAACTGTAGTATCTGTAGCAAAGAATGACTTGTTAGTTTCGTCCCAAACAACACTTGAAGCATATCCGCCATGTATATAACCTACTGTTATAATTTGTCTAGTAAGAAAAGGTATGGCCATGTTAGTCCACTGACCGCCATCTTTATCGTGATAAACTTCTACTCTACCAAAACTACCGTTGTATCTTATATCGCCTGCTTCGTGTACACCGTCGCCTGCACCCGGTAATGTTAAGTGACCAGTATCATTGATATTTGTATTTTTTAAATTAGCCATTAATTATCTCTCCATGCTCCTAGTCCTGAACTTGATCCTGCTTTACCTTTTGGCTCCATAGAAGTTCCGCCTTGGAAACCTGACTCAGTATAATAGTTCCAACGGAAACTTAAATTATTCTGAGCTCCGTTAAAGCAACCTAGCTGATAAGCATGGTCTTGACCCATTGTAAAGTTTTCTTCTCCACCGTTTACTGGTTTAGTGTAAGTGTTTGCTGTTGATCTTGTGATCCAGTTTGTTCTACGGAAGTTTGCACCACTTGCATAACCGCCTTCGTTACCTGCCCAACAATAGTTTAATTTACTATTTAAAGACTTTTGTTGGTGATGGTTACTTGGATATGTTCCACTCCATGTACCATATGTTTCTGTACTAAACTGGAATGTTGTACCATCATTATTTCTAGTAAACATTCCTTCATTTTCCCAACTCATGCCCCATGCTTGCGATGTTGATCCACCTGGTGCACCAATACCTACAGTTGATTGTGTTTCAGTAAGCATGTTGTATCTATCAAGCTCTGCACTACCTGATGTCCATGCCATATAGTGTTCGTTCCATACAGTGCCGTCTTGTAATTTATTGCCACTTAGGTTTCTATCAAATGTACCAGTATACTGTTGGTCAGTACGCATGTTAAATCCAATAACATAATTTGATTGTACAGCGTGTCCGTTACCTGCACCAAATACCCATGCTACGTTTTTACTACATGCACCTGATTGATAGTTAAATGAACGTTCTAATGAATTGTCACCTAAATTAACTGTTGTATCTGTTGATATAGCACATCTGTTAACGTTGTTCCACGCACTTGAACTTTTATATCCGCCTAACATATAGTTAGTTGTAATATGTGTTCTTTCTTTAAACGGTATTGCTAAACTTTGCCATGTAGCATCAGAACTGTAAAATTCTGGTTCTCCGCTCTCTGTGTTAATTCTTAAAGCGCCTTGAAGTGTTTCGTCAGTTGCTGAAGTAGTATTATACTTAATAATTACAATACCAGATCCGCCATTACCGCCAAAATTGTTGGAGTTGTAGTGAGCACCACCGCCTCCACCACCGCCAGTGTTTGCGCCTGCATTGCCGCCTGGAGTGTTAGCCCATGTACTTGTGCCGCCACCGCCTCCGTCTGCGCCGTTATTATAACCTACACCGCCATATGTGCTACCAACAGCACCGCCACCGCCGCCACCTAGGCCGCCGTCGCCTCCAGTGTTTGAATAGCCTGAGCCACCGCCGCCTCCACCAAAGAAAATAGTTTCTCCAGTGAGTTTAATTTCTGCACCTTTACCACCGTGTGGTCTTGGATATGATTTACCAGGTTCGCCGGCTCCACCGCCGCCACCGGGATACCAATAACCTGAACCCCATGATCCATCATGCCCTTGTTCTGGATATATTGATCTACCTCTGGCACCACCACCGTAGCCGCCATTACCAATTAATCCATTATCGTTAATTGTTCCGTTTGCACCACCGCTTGGAGGAACAGCACCACCTGCAGCTCCGCCACCCGATGCTCCATCACCTGCTGGTGAAGTTGATCTATCGTGAGCACTTGCTCCACCACCACCGCCATATGCTGTGATAGTTCCAAATACTGAATTGCCGCCGTTGCTACCTCTAGCTTGGCCTACGCCTGCTGAAGCGCCAACGCCTCCGCCTCCAATTGTAATTGAAATACTTTGTCCTGGTTCTGTTGGATATGTACCATCATAAACTACACCTCCGGCGCCACCGCCGCCGCCCATGTCTGAGCCGCCTCCGCCGCCTCCACCAACAACAAGTACTTCTACATCGTATACGTTAGCTGGAACAGTCCAACTTGTAGCGCCTACACTAGTAAAATACACAAGCGTTCCTGCTACAGTTGCTAGTCTTTGCCCTTCTGAACCAACAGGCAAACTTAGATATCCTGTGTCATTAATTACTGTATTTTTAAGTATAGCCATTTATTATTTTTCCTAATTATACGGGTTATATGGTAGATCAAATCTTTCAGCATGTGCTTGAAAATTATGATAAACTTCCATATCATCTAACGGTCGGTCATACACTGCAAAGTATGCAACATCATGATTTCCTAGTGAAGTAGCCGTAGTTCTTGGGTTACTTCGTCCATTTATTTTTGGATAATTGTCAGGTTGATTTTGCAACACACCGTTATTGTAATTATTATCTGTTTGACGTAAACGACCGTTAACATATGCTCTAACTCTATTACCGTCATATGTTACCACACTGTGATAAAAGTCACTATTATTAATAGCGCCAGTTGAAGACCAATACCAACTTCTGTCTGTTGTTTGCCATGCCCATTGAAAATCATTACCAGATGTTTGAACTTCCCAGCAACTTTCTTTGTTAAAAAGAATATTTCCACTGTTAGTGAATCTTCTAAACACAACTTCTACACTATTATAATCTAACTCGTTACATGTATTTTCGCATGCAGCATGATCTGATGTATCAAATCTCCAATAACTTTTGTATCCGTCATTCGTGTATGTTGGTGAGCCATAAAAATCAAAATCTCTATTTGCTACAACGCCCATGCTTTTCCAACGAGATGCTGTTGTTCCATCTGAACTTGCATCTATGCTTGCATCTAATTCTATATATCTATTTCTACCACCTTTAGGTAATCCTCTACCAGTAGATAAATCAAACCAAAAACCATGATAATAACATTCAACATAACCTAAGTCTGAATTATATCGTATCGAACCTTCTGGTGGAAATGTTGGACGTTGTGCTGTTGTACCCTTAGGTAACGTAATTGCCCCAACATCACTTATAACTGTGTTCTTTAGTTCGGCCATGTATTACCCCAGTTTCTGCTTTACTGTATCAAGATCTTCTTTTAATGATTTAATTGCTTCAATTAAGTATGCTCCAATTTTTGTATAGTAAACGCTTTCTGCATTTTCTGTAACAAGTTCTGGAATAACTTTTTTAACATCTTCTGCAATCAACCCAGGTTCATTTGTTGTTGAACCATCTTTTCTATCATATATAACTCCAGCCAATTGTACAATTTTATCTAATGCATTTTCAATTGGTTGTACGTTTTCTTTAAGTGCAATACTTGATGTTTCTGTAATTGATGCTGCTTGTAGTGCGCCGCCAACGTAACATGCACCTGCAATTCCTACGCCGCCTGCAACTCTAAATGCACCTGTTGTAGTACTTGAACTTGCTGTGTTTTCTGGGACATATACTTGTCCTTTTGTACCTGCACTTGTACTGTATAATATCAAACTGTTGCCGTTGCCTTCGCCGCCTGTAAGTGTACTTACAAACAAATTACCTGTACTCGGCTGATATGCAAGTTTGTTATTACTTACATTTACACCTGTAATTGAACCACTGTCAGATGATGTAAACAATAAGTAGTTATTATTATTTGCTGTACCTGTGTCATTAGTAACACTGATACCGGGTGTTGTCCAACTTAGTGCGCCTGCACCGTCGGATGTTAATACCTGTGTGTTGTTTCCGTAACCGTCTGGCAAACTAAATGTTAAGTTACTTGAAACAGTAGCAGGGCTTTTAAGTGCTACCCAATTACTATTGTCATCATCGCCAAGTTTTAATGTTGAACCACTATTTACTTGTAAGTGTCCAACCACTTTGGTTTCGCCTGCGCCGTTAGGATTTAGTATCAAGTCAGCATCAGCGTCCAAAGTTGTTACAGTATTATCAAGTATTAGTGATTTACCTAATACCGGATCACCTGCTGTTCCTATTCCTATCTTACGCATTATATCTTCCTTATACTGTTGATGTTTCTAAACCGTAAACTACAGCTGAAACGTTTAAACTGTTGCTGTATACAACAACTTTCTTTCCTGCGTCCAATACAAGTCCTGATCTTTCTAGTGTACCGTTACCTACTAATTCAGTATCATATTCGATCCACTCTCCACCAGTTGGTGTATCAGCACTAGCCATTGCAACTCTAATCGTTCTGTTACCTGCGTCTCTATTACATACGCTAAGTGTAACAACAGCGAAATGATCTGCAGGCACTTCGTATACCGTTGTATTTGTAGCCGCTAATAAATCTGCTACGCCTAATCTTCCGTTTGCCATTTTAATTTTTCTCCATTATCTTAAAAAGTACTGGTATGCTAAAGGATATCCTGTAACAGGACCAGTAAAGTTCATGTTTGCTGTAATATTTATCAACTCTCCACTTGCCGTTGTTATAATGTTTGAACTAATAAAAATGTCACCAGCTGTAACACTGTTTACGTTCAACGCGGCGCCGCCGCCACCAATTTGTGCTTCAATGTACGCTTTAATCGCACGTTGAGTTGGCACAACACTGTCGCTGTTGGCTGTAAAGAATGGGTCAGTACTAAATTCACTTACCGCAGCCGAGTTACCACCTAGTGTAACTTCACCTAGTGTAAGTTCTTGTAGACCTGCAATATTGAACGCTTCAGCATTCAAGTTTGCAACACCAGTTGCCTGTTCAATTTGGAACAAGTCACCAACTCTAAAGTTACCATCTTGGTCAGTTGATGTAAAGAACACTCGTCCTCCATCGACATCAAATGTTTCTTTAGTTTGATCTGGATCTTGCGTTGGTAGTCCAGGATAATTTGTTTCTGCGAAACTACCTGTACCAATGTCTAGGAAATCGTGTCCTGTTAGACGTACTTGAGAGTATCTAATTCTTGAAGTTACTCCGTCACCGTCTGTAGGTGCGTCTCCAATTGTCATTGCCGGACTTAATTGTAAGAATGCTGTATGTGAACCTGGGTTAGTTCCTAAGAAACTAACAACAGTAACCAACTTAAAGAACTGTCCAGGTAAACTAGCAAATGTAATGTTTGATCCTGGAACTGGTCTTTCTGTTAAGCGTTTTACAGCAACAAATGATCCGTTTTGTAAGAAGTCTGCATTACCATTTGATGTTTGTGCATCAACTTCCATGCTTGCAGCACTAAAGCCTGTACCTCTATCTGCAAAACTAGGATTACTTAATGCTCCGTCACCAAGTCTATTTTGGAATACAACATCGTCAATGTTGTTTGGATCAGTAATAGTAATAGTTGGCGGTGTGCCACCGTAACCACTTCCTGGTTCTGCTAGTTTTACTTCAAATATTTTCTCGTTTGCAATGTTTACTCGTCCTCTTGCTCGCGCACCAATTTTGTTTGATGCTACTTGAGTTGTTGTTCCGTCTGCTATTGCTAACCAGGCAGGCTCTCGGTTTATGTTACCAAATGCCGCTAGTTTGTAGCCGCTTACGTTTGCTGTAACAGTAATGTTATCCCAAAGTAAGCCATACTCACTGTATGCAACACTATTTGTATCTGCACTTGTTACCATAAACATACCTTGTCCGTAACAAATGTCTGTTGGTAATGCCGCACTTTCTGTACCAATTGTAGTTGCTGTCCAGTTAATACCATCTAAACTGTAAGCTGCGTTAACACTGTTGTCTGCTATTGCAATGAATCTACCATTACCCCAAACAACTTTGCTCCAGTTTGAACTTGCTGGTAAAGTTGCTGCTGTCCAACTAATGCCGTCTGCTGACCAAGCCGCTTGGTTTGATCCTGTGCGTACAGTAACGTATAAGCCCATTCCTCTAGTAATACTTGTAAATCCTGTATTAGGCAATGCACTACTTGTAAGAGTCCAACTTGACCCTGCGTTATCTGAGTAAGCAATGTCAGTGTCATTTTGTCCAATTACAATAAATCTATTTGTACCTGAGCCTATGTAACCATACTGTACGTCAACACCTGTTGATGTATCTAATCCACCTGGTAAAGCTGAAGTACTAAATGTTGATAAGTCTTGGCTTAGTACAGCATTACTAGATCCTGTTGCAACAGCAACAAATGCACTTGACTTAAACTGTGAGCTTCCGTCATTTAATAATCCTGTTGTAAATCTATCACATTGTTGTGGAAGTGTTACATTACTCCAAGTTGCAACGTCTCCGCTTGTAGCCGCTGAAGTATCGTCACTAAGTGCAACAAATTTACCTTTGGCTCCAATACCAGTGAAGTCAAAGTCAATAACTTCTCCGCTAGTACCAATACTTGTTAATGTAATAACTAGATCATTTTCAGGACTTGTACCACCTAGTGATGTACCTGCTACTGTAACAGTTTCTAATCTTGTATATCCACTACCTGCACTGTTTAGTGCAACATAATATTTTGATCCAACCCTATCAATGTTAAATGTAAGGTTTGAACCTGTACCTGCATAACTTGTAGGTGCTTGGTTGTTAACCTGCTCAGAAGTTTCAAAAAATCCAAAGTCTTCATAAACATTTGAAGTAATTACAACATTTTGAGTACTTCTTGTAGGTGCTGTAAATGATACAGCTGGCTCAATTTCATAAGTTGAAGAAGCGTTTGGTGCAACAAATGTTGTACCAGGAACAAAGTGATCCCAGCCTGCTGTACCATCTGATTCTTTAATAACTGTTGCTACTTTTGTACCTGCGTCATATGTATCAATTAATGCATAAAGTCCTGCACCAGCACCACCTACAATCAATACTTTCATACCTGGGTATGAACTGTTTAAGTTACCATCTGTAGCAGATAGTGTAATGCTTGATGCATCACCAGCCTGTGCTGTGTTACTTGCTGTTAGGTATCCACTACCACCAGCATCACCGTCAACTTGATCATCAATAACACGAGCTTGTATTAGTGCTTCATCTCTAAATTCGTCACCAATTACAACTTCGCCACTACCTGGGCCAAATGTGTTAAATGTTACTTCAGTATAATCATTACCTGCGTGTGTAAATTCTGCTGCAAGTATTTTATCTTGGTCAGTAATAGCTGATGCTATTGTAGCATTATATTGTGTCTTGTTGTCTACTACACCTGTTGTTGGTACTTCATCTGGATCAACGCCTTCAGCAACTGAACCAAAGTCACCATATGAGTTGTTACCGTTAGTTGCACGTATACGTCCACCTGTTTCTGCAAGGTAACCAATGTGTGAGTAATATGTAAACACTGACACAAGCTCTGCTCTACCATTGTTAAGAATGTGTGCGCCAATACCGTCACTTATAACCTGTGTAAAGTCGTTACTAACAATTGAGTCATTACCGCCGTTATGCAATGCACCGTCAATTCTTTGACCAGTTGCTGCATTACCAAATGTTGTACAGTTTTGTACATATGGTGAACGTGCTGTAATCCATACTCTGTTATCATCTGGTCCCCAGCCTGGATCAAGTGATGCATACGCACCTGCTGTCATTCTACTTGTACCTGCTGATGTCTCTGCTGTCATGTCACCGTTAAGACCTTCAAGTGTTTGTAGTCTTAGTCCAGTACCATTACGTAGGTAGTAGAAGTCTTCTTCTTGTGATCCTAATACGCTGTTTACATAGAATCTTGAAGCATATCTTGTTTTGTATGTTGCTGGAACAGTTAATGCAATGCCGCCTGTATATGTACGTCTGTAATTTGGTGCAAACTTAAGGTCCCACTTCATTGCGTCAATAATAGATTTGATATCTCTTTCACACAAGGTTACATTATAGTCGTAATCTTTTTCAACAGCCATTGCGCCTGTATCATCAGTTACAGTAATATCTGCACCGCCAATAGTTGCACTAATAGTAAATGTTGTTGAACTTAAAATGTTTTTTACATAGTAAGTAGTATCTAAAGTCAGTCCGCCAACTTCAGTACCAACACCAGTAAATTTAATTGGTCTGTTTTGTCTTAACCAACCTGTGCTTGTTATAGTTAACGCACCACTTGATGCTGTTGTTGCTGTAACTGTATCTGAATAGTAATCATTTACATATGCTGTAGCTTCTTTTGCAATAAACTCTTTGTTAAGCTCAAGTTGCTGTATGCCTGCATAAACGTCTTGCTGATCAGTTGCTCTGTTAGTACCTTCGTTACTTCCACCTAATATAATATCATTTGTTGTAACAAATGTGTTGTTGATTTGTGCTAAACTTGCCGCTTCAGAAACTTCAGCTCTTGCGGCATTTCTTGCAAACTCATAACTTCCTAGTGTAGCATCTTTTTGTACGCCTGTAACTTTAGCACTTGGTTTTCTCAAGTAACTTATCGCCGCTACAGTTGATGCAAATGTTGTACCTAAACACCAATCGTATCTTGCCGCGTCTAGTAAGTAACCAACATCTCTTTCACACTTTGCACTATCATATGTTAAGTTAGGAAAGTTTGCTGTAATCCAGTTTGTTGTATTTGTTTTAATTGTAGCAGCTGCTGATCCTAATAGTGAATGGTCAGTTTGTAAGCCTGCCGCGGCACCAGTAATGCTTGGATATACTATAGTTTCGCTACCAGTACCGTTATCAACAATATTGATAAAGTCGTCTAGTAAATCACCTACTGTTGTTGCACTTGCCGCATCGCCTGGTGTTCCTACTACTTGTGTTACACTAGATTGTGTACCAGGAGTAACAGTAATGTTTCTACCTACAGTTTGCATAATGCCTTTTAGGTATCCGTAAGCTGCTAGTGTTGCCGCTTTTTGTGCCGCTGGTAAGTTTGAAGTTGCGCCTACATGATATGCTTCACCAGCATTAACTGTTTGCCAGTTACCACCGTATGTTAAATCATATGACACAGCATCAATTAAGTATCCAACATCTTTTTTACATGCTGTTTTACTATATTTTAAATCTGGATAGTTTTCTGTAATATATCCAATTAGTTCTGCTTTTAAGAAATCTCTGTTTGCAATTAGTAGGTTCCTAGCATATCCTGCATTTGGATCTGTCATTTCGTCTGCTAATGTAAATGTTGCAATAGCTTCTTCTTTACGACCTAACGCCCAATCAGTTCTACGTCTGTATAGTCTTGCTAATTGTTCAACAGCACTTCTTACATATCCTGTTTCATTGTTAGCCAATGGATACACAGCACTTTGAGCTTGTGAATTTCCTGTAGTTGCTGTTACAGAAACACCTTCAACAATGTCACCAATAATTGCTTCTACTCTTTCAATTGCTGTGTTACTGTATAAGTAATCGCCTGCATCAGTAAGTGTAGAATTATTTGACTTTCTAGGTTGTACGTTTGTTGCACGTAGTTCGTCACCTATAACACAAGTTTCTGCTGGAACTTGTATTGGTAATACTTCGTAATATTTGCCTGTTGCAACTTTAATAAGTACGGTATTAATTAGTCTATCTGGAATACCTGTTGCAACACCCGCTGTAATAGCATCTGTAATAATTTTTACAAGTCCTGTGATATCACTATATACAGATTCTGCTGTAACGTTTGCATCAAATATTTGTGAAACAACTGCTGTAGAATTATCACCGTTGTTAACTTGATAGTTTACTGCTGGTGCTGTTTGATTTAAAACTGCCTGAATAACAGTTAGTCCGTATTCAATACTTGCTTTAGTTTCTGCTTTTTGTGTTAGGTATGGTGAGCCAACTGTATCATTTACATATGATAACGCTGCTTCTCTTGACTTAACATTGCCGCCATGTGTAATGTCGTGTATAAGTGCATCAACAATATAACCCATGTCTCTTTCACACTTTGCACTGTCGTAATCAAAGCCTGTTGAAAATGGTGCTATATTACTTGTAATTTGTGCATCAGTCCACTCAACAATTTCACGTTGTATAAAATATCTATTAAGATCTAACAAACGTTTTGCATTTGGATTTTTTGCTCCGTTTTCAACTTGATCGCAAGCATAACGGATTGACTTCCAAGGTCTGTCAATTGTTCGACCTGCTATAGGACTAGCCTCGTCTTTACCATGTGTAGCAACATAATAAATGTCATCTGCTACGCCTGAATATGCCCATTCTGGTGCTTGGTTTTCGCCTACTTGTAAGAACTGACCTTCTGCACCAATTGGTAATCTTGCTGGTCCACCAGCCGCATAATAAACTAAATCACCTTTAGTAGTAAGTACACTTGCTTCGTTACCAATAGCAATTACTTGCCAGTAAGTACCTGTTGTATCTAAGTCTGGACGTGAATTTTGTGCTCCACCGCCACCTGGTTGTGTTTGGATAGTTGAAAAGTCATCGCCTTCTGAGAAGTGACCTAATACACAAACATATGAGTTGTCGCCATAACGTGCAACATCACCTTGTAAGTATTCTACATCATCTACCCATGCACCTCTCCAACGCAAACCAGTGTTTAGTCTTTGCCAGTAAGAAGTATTAGTTGGTGTTTGATCTTGGTGGTCTTGAATACAAAGATATGTATATCCACCGTATCTAACAACTTCGCCTACTCTATAATCTTGTAGCGTACTGTCATCTTGCCAGTCGCCTAAAAATCTTAATCCTTGTGAAAATAATTGCCAGTCTGTTGTTTCAACTACTGGATTCTTTTCTGCGTGATTTGTTAAAGCAATATATTGGTTACCGCCGTAACGTACAATATCGCCCTTTTGATAATTTCTTAATGCTTCCCAGTCTGCTTCAAACTGGAAGCCTCTTACAAATTGTTCCCAATTTGCATTGTCTGTACTAAACAAAGATGCCGCTGTGTGTTCAGCTGTACAAATCCAAAGTGCTGCACCGTACTGTGCTACATCATTAACTTTATATCTAGTACCAGCTGTCCAAGAGCTTTTGTATTCGATGCCAGCATTAAAGACATCCCAATTTGCTTGGTTAGCTTCTAGCCCGTCGGCTTCAGTTGCAGCAGATGTATGATAAACTTTACAAACATAAGTTTGTCCGCCGTATTTTACAAGATCATTAATTAGATATTTTGTATCTACGGTCCAGTCACCTTTCCAGCCAAGTCCTTCTGCATACACATCCCAGTTAGCAATATCAGCTTCTAGGCCAGCTGCTACTGTTGCTTGTGATGTGTGAACAACTTTACAAATGTATAATCTTGCACCGTACTGTACAATGTCACCATAAACATAACCTGTTGATATTGTCCAGTCACCTTTCCAAGTTTGACCGTCACTTACCAAGTTCCATTTAGGTGGTACTATTTCAAAATCTGTAAAGAATTCAGTAGCACTTGTGTGACCAATCACACAAATATATACTTTTCCACCGAATCTTACAACATCGTCTTTATAATATGTAGTGGCAGATGACCATGCGTCTTTCCACACAAATCTGATTCTACCTAGTTTAAATTCTGCCATTTTCTAATGCTCCGTTATTGTATTTATACATTTTTATTCTTCCTTTAAAATTACTTCATACTCTCGTCAAAGTTTCGAAGTAACATCATTTGTCCCACATATGATCCGCCAAGCCCTACTGGATTACCAAAGGCATCCTGTCCTGACATTTCTACTGGAACAGCAACGTTTATTATCTTGTTTTGTATGTTATCTATTTGGTTTTCTGGTCCGCCAAGATAAATTTGACCAGCTTGTATTGCGTTAAGTTCTAGATCAGAACCACCAACACTTAACCTATCTGCAAGGAATGTTGCAATAGCTCTTTGTGTTGGAATAACGTTGTTAGAATCTTCAGCAAATGTTGGGTCTGTACTAAATTCTCTTACAACAGCACCCGAACCACCTAATCTTACACCACCTAGTGATAATTCTGAAAGACCATCTAAGTCAAAGAATTCAGCACTAATAGTAACAATACCTGTTGCCTGCTGAACGCTAAACAACTCGCCTGCTCTAAAGTTACCATCTTGGTCAGTACTTACATAGAATATACGTCCGCCACCTGTTTCATATACTTCGTTCTCAGGCGCACTTACAAAGTAGTTACCACCTGCATAAATGTCTGGATAATTTGTTTCTAAAAAGTTACCTGTACCAATGTCTAGGAAATCGTGTCCTGTAATTCTACATTGACTAAAGTTTTCGTTAATTGTAACTGTAGTTCCGTGTATAAGATCGTATTCATTACGCATTCTTGGACTAATTTGGAACTGTACTAGTCTAGTACCATTACCTGATCCATCATCGCCTAAGTCTGTTGCGATTGCAACTCTAAAGCTCTTAAAGTCATTTGGATCTTCAGTATTGTCCTCTGGAATAATTGGAAACAGTAATTGGCTACCAATTGTTGGTACACGAGGTAAGCCAGCAATTTTTATTTGATTTGTTTCTGGTATAAAGTCTGCATATCCATCGCCTGTGATTGCAACCTTAGTAGTGCTTGATCTGTAGCCAATACCTCTGTTAGTCCAACTTGGTTGTGCAAGTACGCCAGAACCTACTCTGTTTTCCCATCCTATGCCAACTGTATATGCATTATCAGTAATTGTAAATACTGGTGGATTTGCTTGTGTATAACCACTACCGCAATCAAGTATTTTAATTGTTTGTATTAGTCCGCCGCTTCCAAGTCTAGCTCTAACTTTTACTTGGGCGCCTGTTTCTACTTTTGCAAAACCGCCTAACGCAATATTTTTTGTACCTATAATCCAACTACCTACATCATTTACAACGCCAAAGCCTATGCCAAAATATGGTTTTGTGCTTTCTAATGTTCTGCTTGTCCATACTAAACCATCTTCGGTTGTTGCAGCAAAGTTTGTATCATTACCGTTTAAGTCTCCGCCAACTAATTGGTTATTAGCATCACATATTGCAAAAAATACACCTTCTGCAAACTTCATGTCGTTCCAGCGCATTATAGTTGAACCGTCTTGTGACGGAACATCAGTACCTTGTGTCCATGTTGAGCCGTCAAAACTATAGTAAGTTTCGCCTGTTTCTAGTAGCACAAGATATCTATTATTACCATATGCTAGTCCTGCAATTTGTAGATTAGGAGTAGTTGCAAATCCTGTATCAAATGTCCATGTAGTTCCATCTGTACTGTGTCCTACTACACCGTCATTTCCTGCAACAGCAACAAACTTACCTTTACCATATGTAAGACCTTGCCATTCTGCTGATGCACTGTCGCCGACAGCATCACTAGGCATGTTGCTAGATGTCCATGTTATACCATCTGCTGATTGTATTACTGTTGTTGAGTTTTCAGCAATAACAACAAATCTACCTTCGCCGTATTCTATATCAACCCAATCTTCAACAAATGGCAATGTAACCTCTGTCCAATTTACGCCATCTAAACTATACGCCGCTTCGTCAGTACCTTTTGCAATAGCAACAAATCTATTGTTACCTGCTTGTACTTTAATCCAGTCAATTGCTGTTGCGTTTGGTAATAATGATTCGCTCCAACCCTGTCCTGTATCACTAGTTAGTGCAAAGTTTGGTTTTGCAATAGCAACAAACTTACCACTACGTCCTGTACCTGTTACAACAACACTTGTTATAGAGTTTGAACTATCGTCAGTTACACTGTTAACTTTGATATGACAATCATTAGTACCGTCTTCACCGCCTAATACGCTTCCTAAAATATCAATTGAATCACCTACAGCGTAACCTAATCCGCCGTCTGTAACTGTAACTTCATATACTAGACCATTTTTCTTAATATCAAATATTGCGTTTGTTGCTTCCAACCCATCTTGTGTAATAACATCGCCAGTACCCGGAGTACCTTCAATATCTGTAAATTCAAAAGTAGTATTACTAAATGCAATATCAATAATATCTCTACCACTTGCAATATTATAGTTAGCTGCTGAAAATGCCGGCTTGCTTGATATAATTCTTGGTTCAATTTGATATCTAGTATTAGATTCTAATATTGTTTCAATTGGTGTACCTGGAAGTACATGATCCCATCCTGGTAATCCTGTGCTTTCTTTATAAATTGTTGCGGTACTGTTAAGTTCATTGTATGCTTGTATGTAACCATATTGTCCTGTACCTGTACCAGAAATAATGTATATTGCTTGACCAATAAGATCATCTGCTGTTGCTGTTTCGTTAGGGCTAAGTGTAATACTAGTTGTATCACCTTGTGTTGCTTGGTTTTGAATATTAGTATATCCTACACCACCAACTGATCCACTGTCTGCAGGGTTAACAATTCTTGATTGAAATAATGCACCATGTCTAATATCTTCATGGAGTGCGTTTGCGTTTGCACCTGCACCTGTTATTGTACTAGTTGCTGTTGTGTATCTTTCGCCTGCATTTTCGTATTCATATACAAAAATTTCATCACCAAATGCTCCAGCATATACACCTGATACTGTTGCTTCGTTATCTCTGTTGAACACTGTTGCTGTTAACGGTACTTCATTTGGATCAATGCCGTCAGCAATCGAACCGTATTTTCCGTATGAGTTGTTACCGTTAGTTGCACGAATAACGCCGCCGCGTTCTGCTAAGTATCCAACTTGGTTGTAGTATGTAAACACTGACACAAGTTCTGCTCTACCATTGTCTGAAATCCATGCACCAATACCGTCACTTAATACTTGCGTATAGTCGTTTGCTGTCATAGACTTGTTACCGCCATTGTGTAACAATCCGTTTACTCGCATACCTGTACATGCTTTACCAATAGTTGTTACACCTTGTATGTAAGGTGATCTTCTGTTAATCCAAACACGCTCGTCGGTTGGACCCCAACCTGGATCAAGTGCTGTAAACGCACCTGATGTTGGTCTTTGGTATAAGTCGTAAACACCCGGTGGGTTTAGAGCTCCGTCTAGTCCTTCAACAGTACATTGGCGTAATCCTGTTGTATCTCTATGTCTAAATAGATCAACTAAGTTACTACCTACTTTTGAAAGAGCGTATCTTTCACCTGACAGTACTGATCTATATGTACCTTCATAACGTAAATCGTATGTTATGGCTTTAAAGAAGTGTAAAAAGTCTTCTGCTACTCTATTTGTTCTAAAAACTTTATCTGGATATGTTTGTCTTACCCATGCTTCAACTTGCTGTGATAGCCATTCTTGAATACTTTCTAATTTACTTGCTGTTTGACGTCTTTGTACGTCTGCTGTTTGAATATTTGTTCCTAACGTAGCAGGGTCAACACTACCACTTTCTGAAACAAAATCTATCTTTTGTTTAATAACATCAATTAATGTTTGTGTTAGGTTTGCTTCTGATAATCCTAGTACTGCAGGAGTTTTATTTAAAACAGTTGTATTTCCTGGCAATGCAGGAACATCAATGTTAGAATAAAGACTTAGTAAAATACTTTCTACGTAGTTCCACATAGCCGCAAGCTGTTCTGTTTCGTTTTGGTATTCTTCTTTTGGAGAGTTTGCAACTATAGTAGTAGCTCTTAGTTCGTCTCCCATTACAACACATCCTGCTGGAACACTAATTGGTCCTACTTCTACGTATCTTCCTGTGTTAACTCTTATCTTTATAGGTGTTAGTGCAGGGAATGTTGCTTCTACATATTCAGCAGCATGTCTAACTGTTCTAAATGGTTTGTCAGGTGATAGTCCGTATCCCCTTGCATCCATACCATGTACGCCTACAAATATTTCGCCAGCTGTGCGAATATAATCTCTCCAAAATATGTTATCGGAATCATCTACAGTTAATAGATTTTCTGTTTCACCTATTGGTACTGCTGTTGGTCCAATAGTACTTCCGTCACCAACATTAGTTCTACTTAGGTTATATGTAAGTAAGTCACCTAACGATGATAGTCCAGATGCTTGTCCTGCTTGTATTAATAAGTCCCAATAAAAATAACCACTACCGTTATCACCTGGGAAGTTATCGTTTGTTGCAACATGCCACGTGTTACAAACATATGCATTACCAAAGTGGTAAACAACTTCGCCTACGTCATAGCGTGAGCCTGTTAACCATGCTTTCCCCCAAGTTTTACTTGGAATAACTAACTGCCATTTTTCTGCTTGTAAATAGTCTGATGTACTGCCGTCAACTTCTGTACTACCTATCGACACAAGTGCCATGTAAAGTTCGCCACCGCGCAATACCATATCGCCTGGATTATAAACAGCACCATCTTCCCAGTCGCCTCTAAAGTTGTAACCATATTGTAATTCTACCCAACTTTGTGTACTATCTTGTGACTGTGCTGGTTGATCGTCTCTGTTGTATTTAGAAGCAAAATATAAGTAACCACCATAACGTACAACGTCACCTGGTTGATATTCTGCTGTGTTGGACCATTCTGACTCATATTGAAAGCCAGGTAGTTCTATATTAAATTTTGTAATATCTAGTTGATCTGCAAGTTTGCCGTCAGCATCTAACAAACCTAATACTGCTGATTGGTGTGTTTCTGTGCATCTCCAAATACTACCGCCATAAAGTACAAGATCGTTTTTTCTATAAAGTGTTTCTCTTGCCCATGCGCCTGCATACTCAACTCCACTGTGGAATACTTCCCAAGCAACATCTGCTGAATTATCTATTGTAAGTGTTCCGCCCATTCCTGCATGATACCTACAATAGTAGTATAAATTTTCTGGTGCTGTGTATGGAACTGATATTCTAAGTTGTCTTGTTGTTGCTGTTCCAAAATTAGCAATATAATTTTGTTGTGTTACTTCGTTGCCGTCTAGTAAGTAGGTTACTCCGGTGCTATAAACTGTTCCTCCACCATTTGTTCCATCTGCTATGGCACTTAATAGCAATGGATGTGGATTTGCTATTGGGTCGCCATTTAAGTCGAGGCCGCCGCCAAAGAATTTGTTTGTATCGTCGGAACCGTCTTCAGGAGCACTTTGATCAAACACATATGTTTTGCCTTTAGCAAATGTAAGTTCTGCTTGAGGAATACCGTTTAATGTATAAATGTTTGCTGTATCTTCTGCATTTCTAACTACAGCAACTTGCAATGTAGTTGGAGTTGTAACAAGGTTGTCTTCTAAGAAAAGACCTGACACATGTGGTTCAATACACTTATAAACTATACCATTGTATTTTACTAATGCACCCGGACCGTAGTCAGTTGCTGTTTGCCAGTCTGTTGTATATTTTATATGTGATACTAGTAATGACCAATCGTCTTTATTTGTAACAAAATTTGTAGAATCGTGTTCGTTAATACAAACCCAAAGCGAGCCATCTTTTTCAACAATATCACTAATTGCATATGTTGTTGCTGTTGCCCACTGACCTTTGTAAGATCTACCATCTGTCATCAAACGCCATTTTGGTGCTGCCTGTGGTGGATTACTTCCTGGTAATACAGCAAGTAAGTCAGTTTTAAATTTAACGTCTGCTGTATGTCCTTCTAAACACACATATGACTTACCGCCAACTCTTATAATGTCATCACGTTTGTATACAGTACCTGCGTTCCATTCGCCCTTCCATATATACTTAAAACGTTCTAGTTTAAATTCTGCCATTTATATATCCTTTAGTACCCCGATCCTGCCGAGATGTTAATTTTATTTCCTTGACCAGTGTGGAAATGACACCAGTAATACAGCGTATCAGGTGCTGTTGATTCTAATGCTAATTCTACTCTACGTGTAGTTGCTCCAACAAATCCACTTACATACTGTGCCATAGTAACTTGAATACCGTCAAGTTTGTAAATTACACCTGTGTTGTAATGATCGCCGTTAGCAGCATGTTCACCATCGTATACTGTACTTAACATTAATGGATGATGAACTCCGTTATACGAAGCATTAGTAGAAGCTGATTGATCAAAAACATATGTACGTCCTTTTGTAACACTTAGCTCAGGTCTTTCAATACCGTTAACATAAAATACACCACTGGCTTGTCCGCCTACTGTATCTACACCTACTGTCATTGTGTAGAAGTTAAATCCTGTACCTGGGCCGCCTGTATTACCTGGAATAATTACTTCTTCGTCTGTGCCTTCTCCATAGGCTGGTGAACTAATATTATCTTCAAATGTAACCTTTTCACTAACCGCTTGCACAAAATGTCCTGTACTTGCTTCAACATAATAAGTTAAACTTCTACCGTCCCAACGTAGTTGTGGATAACGTAAGTTAGGATAAACAACATCTTTATTTTCATCAATACCATCTAAGTAATCAATACCTTCTTCAAAGTCTAAAAAGTTTTCTTCTGATATACCTAAATCGTTAATAGTAATGCTGTTGGCTTCGCCGCCAGCTAATTGGTCAACTCTTACTAGAAATAATTCACCATCGTCGTTTCTACGCAAACCGTAAAAATATCTTTTGATAAAGCCGTTTTGAACGTCTGTTGGATTACTTCCTATATAGTGACTCATTATACTATCTCCACATAACTTGCTATAGCATCTACAGCATCGTCTATACTTGCTACTACTTGGACGATATTATCAGGTGCAACTATTAATTTTTCGCCTGTTGCAACAACTCGCAAACTAGTATTTGCTGGTAGCAACGTATCTTTAATATAATGTCCAGTTACACTTGTATCGTCTTTCATTAACACACTTACATACACAAACCCATCAGTAAGATTAGTTAAACTTAATCCAATTACTGTGGCTCGTGTTGCCGAGTTAGTTTCTATAATGTCTATAGGTTGTGTGCCTACATTGTTAATAACTTTATTTTTAAATATCGTTGCCATTTATTATCCTAAGTATAAAACTGTTTCAATTGCTAAATCTGCCGCGTCTGCTGGATTAATACCAGAGCCTGCACCAGCTGAAGATGCCCAGTTTATGCCATCAAATATTTCAACCCTGTCGTCTTCAGTGTTAAACCTTGCCATGCCTATTTCTCTATAAGCAACCGCAGGTCTTTCTGCACTAGTACCGCTTGGTATAACAAGTCCACCTGTTCCGCTGAACTTGACATAACCATTATTTGTATTTTCGAACTGGGTTATACTATTCGATACTGTATTTATGATTCTGTTGCCATCGAATGCAAAATTCTCTATTTGTACTCTACCAGTTCCTGCCGCACTTAATACTAAATCTTGATCAGTAGTAAGTGTGCTAATTGTGTTTTGCTCTATTTGTACATCATCTACTTCAAATCTATCTGCATAGAATCTATTTGAATCAATATCAGCTCTAACAGTATCTTGTGTGTAGAACCTAATCTTGTTGTCATTTTGGCCTTCAACTAATTCTGCTGTAACTTTTGTGTCACCATCTAAATCTTCAACACCTTGTAATATAATCCAATTAGTTCCATTATAACCTTCATATCTATTTAAATCTTGGTTATATCTAATGTGTCCTGGTAAAGCAGAAGCAGGTCTTTGCAAGGTTGTACCAACCGGAATGTTAATTGCGCCAGTGCCTGCAAACACTGTGTAGCCTGTTGCAGGAGCAACTAATAAATTAGAACTAGTACTTAATGTTGAACCATTAATATCAAAGTCGTCAATAAGAACAGCGCCTGTTCCTGCTGTACGTAACTCTAAGTTACTATTGCTTAATGTGGTTGTAATAAAGTTATCGTCAATACAAATATCACCAGTTGAAAACTTTTCTGCTTCAATTATACCTGATGCTGTTAAGTTGCCAATAGTTAGTGTGCCGCCAACTTCAAAATCATTTGTAACTTGTAAGTCATTATTTGGAAATAGTACATCTCCAGTACCCGATGTTTTAATTTCTAAGTTTGCATTTGATTGTGTGCCACTAATAGTATTGCCTGATATTGCTATGCCTTCAAAATCAGCATCACCAGTAACAGTTAAGTTACCAGTAACATCGGTTGTACCTGTTTGTGTAAAGTTTCCTGTTTGTACAGTATTGCCTACATGTGTAAGTGTTCCGTTTATACCTACAGTGTCGTTTAAAGTAGTCGTTCCGCTTACTGTAAGGTCTTGTGTTGCTTGTAAATTGTCTTGGACTACTACACTACCAGTTCCATTAGCACGTAGCTCTAAGTCGCTGTTAGACGTTGTAGTTGTAATAAAGTTATCGTCAATTAATACATCGCCAGTAGTAAAGTTATTTGCTTCAATAGTACCTGTGCTTTGAATATCGCCAACAGTAAGTTGTCCACTAACAGTTAAATCACCAGTTACACTTACATCACTATCTGGTATTAAAATATTTTGACCAGCTTGTGTTCTAATTTCTAAATCACTATTGCTTTCAGTTGTTTGAATAACATTACCGACTACTTGTACATCTTCAAATTGTGCTGTACCGTTAATAATTGCGCCGCCAGTAATAGTGTGGTCACCATTAACTGTAAAGTCTCCAGTTACACTTACATCATTATTAACTGTGACTTCGCCAGTAATTGTAGTTGTACTAAGTTCTGTAACACCAGCAACAGTTAGTGTGTTATCAATTGTAACATCATTATTTGGTATTAAAACATCACCAGTGCCATTAGCACGGAGTTCTAAATTACTATTACTTAAAGTTGTAGTAATGAAGTTATCGTCAACTAGTAAGTCACCAGTTGAATAACTATTTGCTATAATTGTTCCTGTGCTTGTAATATTATTAACAGTAAACGTTCCGTTAACATCTAAATCGTTTGTAATTTCTACATCATTATTTGGAACAATAACTTTGCCAGTGCCGGCCGCACGTAATTCTAAATCTGCATTGCTTGATGTAGTTGTAATAAAGTTATCATCAATTAGTATTTCTTCAAGTTGTAATTTTTGATTAACAATAATATTATCAAGTGTCGATGTACCAAGTACTTGTATATTACCAGTGTGTGTTACATTGCCAGTTACTTGTAGTGTTCCATTAATAGTTGTGTCAGAAAGTGTTGACAAACCTACAACATTTATGTTATTATTAAATGTTACATCATTACTAGGAACAATTATTTCACCTGTTCCATTAGCACGTAGTTCTAAATTGCTATTAGATTGTGTTGTGGTAATAAAGTTATCATCGATTAAAATGTCGCCAGTACTAAATCTATCTGCTGTAATTGTACCGCTACTATTAATATCGTTAACAGTTAATGTTCCATCTACAATTAAATCATTTGTAATTTCTACGTCATTATTTGGTATAAGAACTTTTCCAGTTCCTACCGCACGTAACTCTAAATTAGTATTTGAAGTAGTAGTTGTAATAAAGTTATCGTCAATTAATATTTCTTCAAACTGTGCTTGACCTGAAACAGTTAAGTTTTGCGTAATATTAACATCACCAGTAATATTACTGTCACCTGTTTGATTAAAATCACCTGTTAGTGTAAACGTTCCGTTGACTACAGTATCTTGTAAATCAGTATCACCACTTACTGTAAGGTCATTATTAATCTGTACGTTGTTATTAGGAACAAGTATTTCTCCTGTTCCGTTTGCACGTAGTTCTAATGGACTGTTACTGTCAGTGGTTGTTATAAAATTGTCTTCAATTAAAATATTGCCGTTGCTGATTTCACCTGCAATATTAAAATTACCTGTTTGTGTAACATCACCAGTGTGTACTACTGTTCCTATAATCGTAGTATCTTTTAAATCGGTTGTGCCGTTGACAGTTAAGTTTTGTTCTATAACAACATCACTGCCGTTAATTTTAACATCACCAGTACCTGCAGCATCAATGTTAAGATCTGTATTCGGTGTTAATACAGTAATATTGTTATTGTTAATATCAATTGTGCTGTTTGTAAAGTTAGTTGCATCAATCGTTGTTCCAACTAGTGTGTTTGCTTGTATTGAGTTAGCAAACATATCATTAGTAACTCTAAAAGTATCATTAGGAATTAATACTTCACCTGTACCAACAGCACGAAGTTCTAAGTCTGCATTACTTGACGTAGTTGTAATAAAGTTATCATCAATTAGTATTTCTTCAAATTCTGCTTTACCAGAAACAGTTAAATTACCACCTACATCAACATCACCTTGTACTGTTTGGTCACCTGTTTGTATAATGTTACCTGTAATAGTTAGGTCACCTTGAATGTCTACATCTTGTAGTACAGAGTCTCCACCAACTGAAAGATCGCCTGTGATATCTACATTTGCACTTGGTACTAATACTCTACCTGTACCACTTGCACGTAATTCTAGATCTGCGTTTGAAACTGTAGTTTCTATAAAGTTGTTTGTAATTCTAATGTCGCCCATGTCAGCGCCATTTGCGTACAACCATTTCCACATTTTATTATCAGCACCTAAGTTGTATGCTGTATCAATGTTTGGTATTAGATCACTGTCAATACCTGCTACAATTTGTATTGTATCACTTGCTTCGTCACCTATTGTAATGTTACCACCAATAGTTACATTACCAGTAACATCTAAACTACCTGCAACATTTACGTCACTGTTTAAGTTTAATGTTTGTGTAAGTGGATTAATGTTAATATTACCAGCTAAACTTTCTATAGTGTTTCCACTTATTCTCAAGTTACCAGTGTCAATTCTATCACCGCTTACAAAAGTTGAGTTACCTCCGCTTGTAAATGTAACACCTTGTGTTAAGTCTACATTAAGTGCATTTGCAACAAAGTTTACAGTACCGTCATCTTGGTTTACATAAAATAGATCACCTACTCTAAAATCACCTTTATGGTCAACAGTATTAAATCTTATCTTAGCATCATTAAGTTCAATTACTTCGTTGTCTTGTAATACCGTACCTGGGTCATTAGTAACTTCTTTACCATTACCAATGTATGCTAAGTTTTGTCCAATAGCATAAACAATTACACCTGGTCCGTCTCCGTATAAGCCGTAGTTACCATATACACTAGCACTACCAATCATACGTATTTCAGCACCAAAGTCTCTTACATCATGATTTAAAATTGTTGTTGCTGTTACGCCGCTTCCGTTTGATATGCTTTGCGGTGTTGTATCAAAATCTATAAATTGTACATTTTTGCCATCAATTACAATAACATCATTGTCAACACTTTCTGCTGTTACAGCAATAGTTGTAGAACTATCTGTAGATGTAAATGTAATTGTGTCGCCTGCTGTAAATGTTCCTCCAGCAATGCCGCCTAAACGTACACGAGTTTTACCATCGTTGTACTTTCCTGCTGTACCGTCAAATGCGTACAAGCCTCTATTAGCAAAATATGTAAACGAGTTAAGCCATTCAATTCTTACACCATTTGTAGCAATTAATGTGTCAACACCAGGAGTAATAAATGTTACAGCATGGAATAAACAACTTGCTTCTTTTGAACTTGCATTTACAACACTACCATCTAAGTATGCGCCAGCACCAGCATCTGCACTGTTAAATCCTCTAGGATCTTCTGCTGTAAGTGTTGTACCTTTTGTAATAACTGTAACATTTTTAATATAAGGACTTCTACTTGTTACAGTCATATTGTTTGCATATTTAAATGCATAACCCGGACTATAAAAATCTTTAATTGATACGTCTTCAACAGTAGTTTCACCGTTTAATAAAAACGCATCGTTTGTATTAGTTCCTGCTGTAGGAGTTACTGTAACACTTCTTAATGAATGTCCTTTTACTGTTACTCCTGCCGGAACTGTTAATGGAAATGTTTCTTCATAAGCACCAGGATAAATGTAAACAGTATCACCTGTGCTTGCTTGTGTAAGAGCTTGTCCTATTGTTAAGAATGGATCTTGCGGGTGTGTGCCTGTTCTTGCATCATCACCATTTTTTGCAACATAAAAAATGTTGCCTTGACGTAGTGTCATGTCTACGCCATCTAAAACTAAACTGTTTGCTGTTATCGTATCAGCATTAATTGTATCTGACCAAACTTGGTCCCAACGCTTAGTTGAATTACCTAGTCTATATGTGTCAGTAACATCAGGTATAATATCACTTGCAACTTCTGCATTAAATGTAACATTATCTGTGTCTGCATCACCAAGTGTAATATTACCATCTGCACTAATATTACCAGTTGCATGAATGTCGCCATTAACTTCTAAGTTTGAAAATACTTCAACTTGTCCTGTTCCGTTAGGACGTAGTTCTAAGTTTGCATTAGAATCGTTTGTATTAATTACATTGTCAAATATTGAAATACTTTGAATGTCAAGTTGACGTTGATAAACAACACTATCTGCGCCCGTTGTTAGAAGATTTAGTGTATTAGCACTTTGGATTGTGTTGCCAGAAATAGTAATATCAGCAATTTCTGCTATATTATCTACTATTAAATTTGTTGTTCGGGTTGTACCATTAACGTGTAAATCGTGTGATGGAGAATTAGTTCGTACACCAATACGCTGATTGTTAACATCTAAATATAATAAGTCAGTCTCAAAAGCTAAATCTATTCCATTACGAATAAGATTCGACTTCAAGAGCGGACCCGATATGCGACCTACAGCCATATTCTCTCCTTACACGGGGATCCTGTCCCTCTAGCCTAATTTTCACCCTTTCGGTTCTTTGCTGGCTAACCACAGTTTGTACTGCAACATTGGTCTATGCTGCATTAATAGTATTTATCCGTTATAGAGAAAAGGGCTTGGTTAGCCTAGTATAAGAGTCCATTCATCAATGGCTTCACCGATAACAAGTGCATCTGCTTGGCTATTATCACCTGCAACAGATACCCATTCTGTACCGTTCCATACTTCTGCACCAGGTGCTTCTGTATTGTACCTAAGTTCACCAACAACAGGTGTTGCACCTCTGTTTGAATTGTCTCCAGTAGGTAACACCATACCGTTAACTTGAGTGTTAATTTTTACATAACCATCGTCTGTAGATATAATATGTAAACCATCATCGTTTGCTAGGTTTTGTATTTTATTATCATCAAATGCTGTATCGTCAAAAAACTTAACTTTACCTGCGCCATTTGGAACTAATTGCAATGCTGTATTATTTTCTGAAGTAACTATGTTATCAGATATAGTTATATTTGTTGTTTGCAGTGATGTAGAAATATTTACACCGTCAAGTGCTACACTACCTACTTTAGTTCCTGCTACCCTAAATTCAACTTCGTTGTTTAGTGCTTGTACATTTGTTTGTGCATCTTCACTGAATACACCACCAAAATACTGGTTTGCTTGACTAAATCCTTCAAATAGATTTACCTCTGTGTTAAATCTCATATCACCTGGATTACCGTTTGGTTCTAATGATGTACCTGCATCGTAGAATGTATCTGTTGGACCAAACACAGTAAGTGCATCGCCGCCGTCAACTGTTGTAGGTTGGGGATCATTTACACCATTACCACCATCTAATGTAATAGACGCTGTTGTTGCTACAATACGTTGTGAATTTAATCCTGCTGGTAATTTAATAGATCGTGTGCTATCAAATTCAACAATGTCAGTTCCTATTGTAATATTATTATCAGATCTTAACGTAAAATCTTCAAATTCTAACTCTTCAATAAACACTGTGCCAGTACCAGATGTACGTAACTCTAAATTACTATTACTGTTTGTAGTTGTTATAACATTTTGAAATATTTCAATATCGTCAGTTAATACAAACTTATTTGCTGTAACAATATTATCAATTACAAAGTTCGATGCCGAAGCAGATGTTGCTGATAAATTATTATTTACTTTACCTTGTTCAATAACAACATCGCCTGTTCCAGATGCTGTAAATGTTAAGTCTCCTGCATTATTATTTGTTAATGTACTATCTTCAAATGTAAAGTTGCCTAAATCAGTTTGGCTATCTACAGTTAAGTTTGTTACCGAAACGTTACCTGTAATGTCTCTGTTTCCGTTTTGATTAACATTAGAGTTAATATTAAGTGTTGAATTTATATTTGTATTTTGTAAACTAGTTGCACCGTCAACTACAGCGTTTCCTGTTATATCAAAATTATTATCAATTTCTACGTCACCGGCAGCTCTTAGTTCTAAATTACTGTTACTATTTGTTGTTGTTATAACATTGTCAAATATTTCTATGTCAGTTGAACTAACCATATTTTCTAATGCAACACTATCTAAGATTCGTAAACTACCAAACGATGCAGCATTTGCTGACATATCCTGACTTACTATTGTATCTGTTAGAGACACAATACCAGTTCCACTTGCATTTAATGTAAGGTCGCTTGCAGTAGACAGTATAAGTTGATTACTATTAATCTGTAAGTTTCCAATACTATCATATTGTAAAGGACCTGTGTGCTGAACTGTAAGTGTACCATTAATTGTAGCACCGGAAGTAGTTTGTAACGTACCAGTCATTGTTACATTATTATTAACTGTTGTTAGTCCGCTAATAATTAACTCATCATTAATTGTTGTTAGGTCATTAACAGTTAAATCATTTGTAATATCTAAATCATTTTGTACATCAATAATACCTGTGCCATTTGCACGTAATTCTAAGTTACTATTGCTTAATGTAGTTGTTACAACATTATTAAAAAATTCAATATCGTCACTGTCTAATAATGCAGCTTCAAAATCTTGATCTGCAATAATATTAGTTGCTGTAAGATTATCTGCACTTACATTATTTTCAAAAACAACGTCTTCTTGAAAGACAACTTTGCCTGTGCCATTTGCACGTAATTCTAAATCACTATTACTATTAACACTTGTAATAACATTACCATCAATAGTAACACCTTCAAACTCTTGTTTATTTTCGGTTAATATTAATTCGTCTGTAGTAAGTGTACCTGTAACAGTATAATCATTAGTAAATGTTGTATTGCCATTAATATTTGTAATGCCTGTAATTTCAACATTGTCTAAAGTGCTTAGTGTATTAACGTTAAGTGCATTAGTAATAGTTGTATTATCAGTAAACACAATATTTCCATTACCGTCTGCACGTAACTCTAAATTTGTGTTAGATATTTTTGTACTAATAAAGTTATCGTCTATTTCTATAATGCTAGTAGGTATAATTAATTCATTTAACACTAAGTCTTGGGCAACATTAACATTTACAACTTGTGCATTTGCTGCACTTATATTATTTGTAATTTCTACATTGCTATTAGGTACTAATACATTACCTGTTCCAACAGCACGAAGTTCTAAATCTGCATTACTTGACGTAGTAGTAATAAAATTATCATCAATTAATATTTCTTCAAACTGTGCCTGTTGTGTAACATCAATATTTTGTGTAACTGTTAAGTTTCCTGTAAACCCTCTGTCGCCGTCGACATACGAAAATCCTGGTTCAAACGTTCCTGTAACAGTAAAGTTACTAAATGTACTAGTACCGTTTACGTCTAAATTATTGTTTATAGTTACACTTTCGGGTATATAAATTTCTCCAGTGCCATTAGCACGAAGTTCTAAGTTACTATTTGATTCTGTTGCAGTAATAAAGTTATCTTCAATTAATATATTACCGTTGCTTATTTCACCTGCAATATTGTAATTGCCTGATTGCGTTCTATTACCAGTGTGTTGTAAACTACCTACAACATTTAAATCTGCAAGGTTGTTACTACCTTCTACTGTAAGATTTTCTTCAATTAAAACATCGCTAGAATTAACTTTTACATTACCTGATGCACCAATATTAAGATCTTGATTAGTATTATTAACTTGTATACTATTACTGTTTATTGTAATATCATCTGTTGTTAAAGTGGTAAATGTTGTTTGTCCTGATATAGTTACAGGACCAGTTGTAGTTGTACTTTCATTAACAATAAGTCCATTTGATCTTACAGGATTATTTGTTGTAACTTCACCAGTGCCAGCTGCACGTAATTCTAAATCACTATCTGATACAGTAGTTGTAATAAAGTTATCATCAATTAGTATGTTTTCAAATTGACTTGAACCTAACTGTGACAGATTACCTTGGATATTAAAGTTTCTAATTGTAAAGTCTGTTGCTGTAATATCAGCATCAACATCAATAGTAGCAACTTGTAAGTTTTGGAATGTAGATGTGCCGCCAATTGTAATGTCATTACTAATGCCTACGCTATCAGTAATGTTTACTTTACCTGTTCCGTTAGGTCTTAATTCTAAATCAGCATTACTATCAGTTGTAGTAATAACGTTTGTTTCAATTGTTATGCCGTTTAAATCTGCATCATTTACATATGCAAAATTCCAACGCTTGTCTTCCTTACCTAATGTAAAAGTATCATGTTGATTAGGTTCTAAGTCTTGACTAAATTCTGTATTAAATGTAACTGTATCAGTTGGCTGATCACCTGCTAAAGATAATGTACCATCAAAACTAAAGTTGTTTGTGATATCTAAGTTTCCGGTTAGACTAGTATCGCCATTAAGATTAATAAACGTTGACACAGGACTATCAATAGTCATGCCGCCACTTAGACTTTCTATTGTATTGCCACTTAGTCTTATGTTTTGATTTTGTACTTTTGTTCCATCTATAATAGCAATATTACCATTTGTGGTTACAGTTAAACCTGCTAGTGCATCAACAGTTGACTCGTCAATAGTAAGTGTGCTGTTTCCTGTATCTAAGTCAACAAAAAATTGTTCACCAACTCTAAAATTTCCTAAGTGGTCTGTTGAGCTAAAATAAATTGTACCTGAATTTAATTCTTCAGTTTCGTTTGCTTGTATTGCTCTACTTGGATCATTATCAACAAATTTACCTGCACCTATGTATCCAAAGTTATGTTGGATAAGATACATTAGTGTGTCATCACCGTCTGCTACAGCACCTTTGTTTCCGTATACGTTTGCTGATCCAATTGATCTTAATTCTGCACCATATAATATTGTTGAACCGTCTGTACTTAAATGTCCTGTTGATCCGTTTACAGCATATAATCCTTTGTCAGCAAAATACGTAAATGAGTTAAGCCATTCTACTCTAACTCCGTTTGTCATTGTAAGTGCGTCAACACCTGGTGTAATGAATGTTACAGCGTGGAATAACATACTTGCTTCGTTGCTTGTACCAAGGACACTTGCACCATCTACAAGAGCACCTTTACCTGCATCAGCACTTGCATATCCTCTTGGATCACTTGCACTAGTTGTGCTACCTTGTGTGCTTACTGTAATGTTTTGTACATACGGACTACGTGATGTTACTGTTGCACTAGGAGCAAATCTAAATGCATAACCTACGTCATTTCCACTGTCATAAAAGAAATCTTTTATTGTAAAATTTTGAACAGTAGTTTCGCCGTTAAGATGAAATATATCTCTTGAACTTGAACTACTTGGAGGAGTAATAATTGTATTTCTTATGTCGTGACCTGTAACAGTTACTCCTGCTGGTACAACTAAAGGACATGATTCTTCGTATTCGCCTGGCAATACATAAACTGTGTCGCCCGCTGATACTTGTGTTAGTGCATAATCTATAGTTTCAAATGGTGCTTGTATATGTTCACCATGACTATCGTTGTCTCCATTTTTTGCAACGTAAAAAGTTTTGCCAGGCTTATGAATTAGATCTACTCCGCCTAATGCAAAGTCTGTAGCATTTATTCTGGATACGTTTGCTAGTCTTGTGTTTGTTTCTAGCCAACGTTTATCAGCTTTACCTAAATCATACGGAGCATAATTTGTGCTAGTATCTGGATTGATATCACTAGTAACATCAGTATCAAATGTTACTGTGTCTTGAGCTAATGCATCACCAAATGTAATATTACCTTCAAGTGTAATATTACCATCGGCATGTATATCGCCATTAACTTCTAAGTTTGAAAATACTTCTACTCTACCAGTTCCGTTCGGACGTAGTTCTAAATTGCTGTTACTGTTTGTTGTAGAAATGTAATTGTCATCAATAAAAATATCGCCTGTTTTTACATTGCTACTAGTAATTTTATATCTTGCATCAAGTATTACATCACCTGGAAAAGGTTGTATTGTTGAGCTTTGTATGTTAAAATTTGCTATGTCTGCTTGCGTGTCTGCAATTAGAGATACTGTTCTAGTAGTATCTAAGACATGTAACGGATGACTAGGAGATGCGTTTCTTATACCTATCTTATCGCCTGTTACGTCAAGATAAATTAAGTCTGTTTCAAAGGCTAGGTCAATGCCATTTCTTTCCAGATTGGCAAATAATAACGGACCTGAGATTCTACCTACTTGCGACATTTAAAGTTCTCCTACTTGTATTTATTGGATTACTTGTCGAAGTTATGTAGTACAGTAACTGGTTTATTTAAGTCTGGTGCTGATGTGAATTTGATATACCAACCGTCGGCATATGGTGCATTAGGACCTGTCAAACTTCCGCTTGCACTTTGTTCTAATGTATAGTTTGTTGTACTGATTTGAAATACGTTTTCAACAAGTACTAAAACGTTTTGTGCGGCTACTGGAACAGGAAATTCTGGATCTCCGCTTGCTAATGGACCAAACACAGTTTCAGTTGCATCGCCATTTCCTAAACTTTGTTGTGTAATTCCAACTAGTACAGGTGTAACGCCTCTTACTCCTGCCCATGCTCCGTTTTCATATACTTCAAATCTGTTGTCTGTTGTATTGTATCTAAAGTGTCCATTTTCAGGATTAGCAGGACGTTCTGCTGTTGTACCTTTAGGCACACGTATACTGTTAGTAGATTCCATATACACTTGATCATCTACATCAAATTGTACGCCTCTACCATAGATTGTTCTTCTATTTGTATTTTGTGCCTTGAGTAATCTCATTATGTAATATCCAAATAACTCACTGTACAAGCAAGTCTACCTGTACCACTTGCGGATGGCCCGCCGTTAACTTGTACACTGTCGCCTGCATCTAACACAACTTTTTCTGTGTCTAATGTAAATGTTTCACCTGCTGGTAATGACAGTCTTCTAACTACAGAAGTAACTGTATCACTGTACGATCCACTTGCTGGAACAAAGTGCAAATCAAATTCGCAAGTTTCATTTTCAGGAGCAGACGCACTTGGGTCATACGTATTGCATATTAAAATGTTTGTAATAGCATATGATTTACTTGCTGGCACAGTTAACATAATGTGTCTGTAATCGCCACCACCTTGATCAATAATTGCTTCGTTTACTATTGCCATATTGTTTCCTTAAAAAAGCATACTAAAAACTAGTGCTCTATTCTTACTTATTATTTCATCGCGTTGACTTTCAGCATTAACGAAATACATTCCTGTACCTGCCGCTTGTGCTGGCTTAGCATACAGTAGTATTCCATCATCTGGTTCTACAGGATCTGTTACACCGTCAACGCCTTCATGCGGTGTATATCCCAATCTTAAATTGTCGTCAACAACAACATGTCCTGTTCCTGTTGCACTTAAAATTAAATCTTCTTGACTTGTGCCAAGTGTTTTTATTTCTGTACCATGTACAGTTTGTTCAATTCTAATTCCGTATTGATCTGAATATGTAGGACGAATGTCTTGTATCAAATTACCGTCAATGCCTACTTCAATTCTACTTGGACCTGAAACACTATCATCATACACTTGTACTCTAGTGTCACCTACTTGAACTCTGTTCGGAACAACCGTACCAAAGAAGTTTGTTACAGTATCGTCTACATATTTTTTATTTGGAATATGATCATCGTCAGTTACTCGTGTTTCGTAACCAAATGTTCCTTTAACAGTTAACATACCAGGGTTAGGTGTTACATTGCCTGATAAATTGTATTGCCCCATTAGGTTTAAATCAACACCCGGAGTAACAATACTAACAGTTTCAATACCGCCAACTCTACCGCTTGGAGATCTTACACTCCATGCACCTAAGTCTGTAGTACCACTATTTTGCGTATCTGTCCAGTTTAAACTTTCAACAAACAACCACTGTCCGTCTTCTATTGTACCTCGGTCAACACGAAGACCGGAAGCGCCATCTCTAGTGATGCCGTTCCCGGTTTCGCCTTTGTTCAATACAATAATATTGTCTTCAACTGTTGTGTTAACAGTATCAAGAGTAGTTTGTGTTCCTTCGACAACAAGGTTACCGGTAATATAAACATCACCAACTTCCGTTCCTGTGTCCAGTGTAATCCTACCACCGCTCTTAACAACTACTCTGTAGTTGCCATCGCCTACTCTTAAATACTTGTCCATAAGTTAATCCTTATGCGTCTTCAGTGAAGTCTGTATCGTCTACGCCGACTAATGTATCATCATCACCAGCTTCTTCGAATTCAACAGCACCATCATTGTTTAGAGTACTAAAGTTCCATGCAATTGACTGTCCGTCTAATGCGTTTGCACCTGTTGCACTCGGAGCAACGATAGTTGCCTTACGTCCTGAAATTTTACTAACTCCGTAAGTTTCACCGTCATCACCTTTTACACTAATAGCCATTTCTGTACCTGTTAGTGCTGCTGGCAGTTTGCCTGTTGTTAAGAAACGATCATATGTAGTTGCTGGTGTACCGATAGCCGCTACACGAAACTTTTTAGATCCTAATTGCTTTACAATATAACCTTCAAGTACACCTGATGTACCATAAAAGTCTACTTTGATTTCATTACCACCTGCTGTAGCTGGTCCAAAAAATCTTTTGTTTACTGGTCTTCCCATTTGTTTTCTCCTATATAAGTAGTCCTATCCGGGTTCTATCCGGTACGCTGTGGGTTAAACAGCATAAGTCCGCCTTGCGGCACACTATTTGACATATGTATTTATCAAAAGAGGTAACAGAACTTTTAGTCAAAAAAATAGGACCCGAAGGTCCTATTTTCCAGTTTTAATTAAAACTTAGCTAAAGCTAACATTAGCGTTATTGATCGCAACTTTACCTAAGTAATCTGCTGCGTTACCAAGTGATGATGCTGTGTTAGACAATTCAACATAACCATAACGTGTCATAAATGATACGGTAGGTTCGAATGTTGACGGATCTAATACAACGCCACTTGACATTAACGGAATGTATGGGCAATAGAACGCTGGTGCGTCTGATTCACTTGCACCTTTGTAACCAACAAGTACGTCAGCGTTATCAGCTGAGTAAGTGTTAACGTACACTTTCATTGCATTGTTTAAAGTACCAACCATCTTAGTGTTAGTTGGAGCTTCAAATGTACCTTCAGTTGTTCTTGCAAACGCTGAAGTTGTTGCACTTTGTAGAATTGTTAACGCAAATGGGCTAACTACGGCGTAGTTACCTGCGCCTCTACGTGTACGCTGTGCAATCAAGTTAGCAACACGGTTGATTTGAACAGCTAAAGCAGCATGCTCGTCACCAACGAATGTAGCTGTACCTGATACAGCAGCTTGGTTATATGTTTCAGCGGCATTACCAGCTAGGCTGTTTAGGCTTGCTAAAACTTCTTGATCAATCTCAGCGGTAATTTCTTGTGCTAAAGCAGCCATAATTTCTGCTTCAACGTCAATACCGTGCATTGATTGTGCATCCTGTGCAGCTTCAAAAGTCCAGCGAGCTGATAGCTTTCTTGACTTCGCTTCTACAGTTTGCTTCAAGATTTGAATGCTTAACTTACGTCCAGCTTGGCCTTCTAAAGCTGCTGTAGTAGCTGCTTTATCGTCCGCTGCGTTACCTGAGTAACCTTCAGCAATCTTGAATGGGCTTAATGCCTCTTCACCCGCTGCAGTGTCTGTTCCGTTTGTGCTATCAAAAGCTTCTGCGTAACGTACACGTAACGTGTGGATTTGACCAACAGGGCCAGTCATTGGTTGTACACCAACTAGCTCGTTAGCAATAACAGTTGGCATAACACGTCTGATAACTGGTAGGATAACACGGTTAAGTGTTGCTACGTTACCAGCTGATGTTGCTCCAGCTGTTGCACTCTCAGACAAATACTTGCGAGTGTTTTCTAGTGTGGCAGCCATTACGCTTTTCTTGTTACCGTCTAGGCCTTCAAGAAGAGCATCTTTGGTTTCTGTCCAGCGACTTTCTAATAGTTCTGACATCATTTTCTCCTTAATTTAATCCAGCAAGACGGCGTATATCAAGTACATTTGATTCGTCTGCTTTGACATGTGTCGTTGTTTTTTCTCTGTTGCCTGTAACTTCTGTGCCTTCTGATAATATAGCCTTACGCTTTGCTGGAGTCTGGCCATCAATAACTGATGGTAGGTACTTGTCAAAAGATTTTTGTAATCTATTGGTTTGTACACTTTCCAGTAAGTCTGTCATAATCCCTTGCTGATCTCTGCTCAATGGAGCAATTAGATCGCGCATGATCTTTTCGCGAGTTGCTGCTTCAACTAATTGTTTCTTCTCAGTTGCCTGTGATTCTGCTAGTTCTTTAGCTTTTACAGCAAATGCTTTTGCTTCTTGAAGTTGTTGGTCTTTAAGATCAATAACTTTAAGTAACTTAGCACTTTCGCTTTTTTCGTTTAGGTAGCTATTTGCATATTCATTGCTGAATGACTCAAATATTTTGCGACCAAAATCGTTTCTTCGTGCTTCTTCAATATCTTCTTTAAGTTGAGTAATTTCTCCTTTGAGAACTTTATCAACAGTTTCTGATACCGCTGTAGCACTTCTTTCAACAAAGTTAGTTTTAACTTTCTTGAAGTGTTCTTTAGCTTCACGTACTAAACGTACTTTTGTTTCGGCTAAATCTTTTTTATCTTCATAGAACTCTGCAATTTCTTTAGAAAGAGCTTCAACTACAAATTCCTCAAGCTGTGCATACTTAGATGCCATTGCTTTCTTGTCTTCGTGTAGTTCACCAACTTCTTTTGAAAGTTGATTTAAAACAAAATCTTTCATTAACTCTGCGTTTTCACGCATTGCAATGGCATACTTTGCTTTAGCTTCTGCAAGTTGTTTACGATCTTCTGAAAATTCAGCAATTTCTTCTGCTAGTCTTTCAGATAACATGCTATCAATGGCTTCTACCATTGTTGACTTGTCGTGTTCGTATTTCTTTGCAAATTCTTCACGAAGTTCAGCGGTAACTTGTTGGCGATTCTCAGTGATCTTCGCGTCCCAAGCCGTTTGTATTTCTGCTTTTACTTCTTCTGAAAGTGCGCTGCTCTCGAAGAGTGATTTTAATGCTTCCAACATATTATTCTCCTCAGTTATCGGAGCCCGCTTATTATTCCTAATAAGCTCTCTTTTAAATATTTTTGTGCCTTATGATCGTCTTTAGTTGCCTGTGCTAGTTCGTATGCCTGGTACCCTCCGCGGGTGTTCATCAAGTGTTCGTATATTGGCGTTGGGTACGCTCCAGGAGCACTAGGTTGTGCAACTACGTCCACTGTAATAATTTCAAAGTCGGAAACTTGACCGCTTCCGTCTTCTGATACGTTACCCGATCCCCTGGATGAGACACCTAGCTTAACTCCGCTTTCAAGCATTGTTTGCACTAGTTGCCCCATTGGGGTTGGTAATACTTTTAATTTACCATAACCGTTAGGCCCGTCCATCCATGTTTCTGTAATCATGTGTGATACGCGGTCTAAGTTAATGTTAAGTCCTTCTGGATGATCAACCTCTCCGAGAACACTATATCCTCCCTGGATTTGGTCATTAAGAGTTTTGACAGCCCTGCCAATTTCTTCTACAGGATATACACGTTGGTTTGCATTACGCACTCCGCCCTGTATACAAATACCTTTTAGGTATAAGTCTTTTCCTCCGTTGGAATTTTCAGCAGACTCAACGACCATATTAGCTTGGTCAAATGTCAGATGCTCTCTTAAAAAGTTTTGCATTCAGATTCCTTATTTGCCGACTACAGATTTCTTGTTGTCAGCTGCTTCTGGCTTCCCTTTTTTCTCTGCACCGTGACCTGGTTCTGATTTACCAGCTTTAGACGCTTTACCGCCTGGTACATTGATGTTTCCGCCGTCTTGGTCTTTTGCGTTCAGATCGCCTAGACCAGCATGGTCACCACTTCCTGCTTCTCCGCCTTTAGCGATGTTAGCTGAAGTACCACCCATGTTATTTGCACTTGCTACTGGTGACTTTCCGCTGTCGCCATTGTCGCCTGTGCTTTTCTTTTCTGCGCCGTGTCCGCTTGCTACTTTGTCAACGTACTCACGCATTTGTTCTCTGTCTGATTTTGGTGTTGCTGCTTCGTCAACTTCTTCTTCTGAAGCTTCGTCAACTTCTTCATCAGTAGCTTCATCAACTTCTTCGTCTGATGCTTCGTCTACTTCTTCGTCAGTTGCTTCAAATGCAAACGCTTCTTCTTCAGGTGCTTCTTCACCTTCTTCGTCATCGCCTTCGCCTTCTTCGTCACCCATCATTTTTTCAAATTCTGCTTTTAGGTCATCAAGTGCATCTTCTAGATCAACAACACGGTCTTCAAGCTCTTCTTCGCCTTCTTCACCTTCTTCGTCGTCACCTTTTTCAATGTCACCTAACATGTCGTCTACTGGATCTCCGCCCATTTCAGGCTCACCTTCGACTTCAAATTCGTCTAGATCAAAGTTTTCGTCTACTTCTTCGTCACTTGACTCATCAACTTCTTCATCACTTGACTCATCTACTTCTTCGTCAGTAGCTTCATCAACTTCTTCGTCAGTTGTTTCTTCGACTTCTTTGTCTTCTTCTTCAATTTCAATATCTGATTCAATTAGATTTGCATAGATGTCTCTTGACTTCTCTACAACAATTTCGTGGAATAGTTCTTCTGCACCGGCTTTGTCTTCATTAACAAGACGCTCGAGCATTTCTTCGAACTTATTTTTATCTGCCATTTTGTTTCTCCTATAAAAGTTTTACCTATGGTAAGGCTGTCATTTGTATTTACTATTTATACGGAAATGTATGTAGATATAGGCTCAAAACGAGCCGTTTTCGCTAGGATTGCGAGATTTCGAAGATTTTCTTGAAATCTTCAAGCTCTATTGTACTAAAGTTCTCAAAATTATTTAGTTCAATTGGCTGATAATTATCTGGTGCTATAACTCTTATAAAGTTAGTTTTTTTATTATCTCTTATAACTGTTTTGGTTTGTCGTAACCAATTACCGTAGAATGTAGCACCTTCGTTGCTTCTTTTGTAATTTTTAGTGTCAGCATATAAATTATTAAATTTACTATGATCATCTAAACCTTTGTAATCAAATCCTAATATATAAATGTTATCATACTCGTGTTCAGCCGCTAGCCATAATGCTGTAGGACCACTTGACCATCCTTTACTAGGTTGAAAGTAGTTAATATTCTTTAATTCAGTGTATGCTTTGTTGTGATTAGTCCAAACAGTGTTTGTATTAGGATAACCGCTTCTAGATATCTCTAATATCATTTTTACATCTACAGCAATTAGATAATCAGGAGCAAAAGTTCTATATAGTGCATTACATCCGTAAGTTACACCTAGTTTTGCTAATTGTTCCGGCTCTATAGAAGCTCTACTTACACCGTTACCTAATACAAAGGCAGTTTTACTGTCTTTATTTTTTATAGACCGTGTTATTTGTTCTTTTTGTTTTTTGAGTTGTTTTTCTAGTCTACGTCTGTTGCGTATTACTAGCCATTCTTCTTTTGTATAAAGAGACTTATCAATTTTGGCCATTATTAAACACCACCAGCCTCCGCTTGTGATGCTATGCCATACATTTGACGTACAAAATCTAATTCATTTTGCATTTCTTCGTGGTGTGTTTCTGATGCTTTTCTTATTCTATTAATTTGACCTAGTGTAAGTCTAGTTTTTCTTGTGTCTGTTGCCTTAACCGGTGATTGATCATGCTCGGGCTCGTAGACTTTATCCTCTACAGGCTCAAGTGTTTCTCTATCAAAATAAAATAATTCTCTAAGTATCATATTGTATTTATACCGTTTGGTCAGTTGTTGGCGTTGCACCTGCGCCTAAATCGGTTCCTGTTGTTGTATCTGGCGGTGTTGCATCTCCGCCGTCTTCTGATGGTACAGTAGCGTCTTCATCTTCCATGCCGCCTAAGTCTGCTTCCATTCCTGCTCCTGAAATACCTCCACCGCGCATTTCGCCTGCGGCATCTGTTGATGGTGTTTCAAGATTCTCGTCATTTTCTTCTCTCCACAGTCTTTCGTTCTCAGCAATCTCTTCTTCTGTCATTCCTAAGAAACGTTTAAGTGCAAATCTATTTGAAATATAAGGAATAGCACTCATTTGTGTGTATGTTGGTACACGAGCATTGTCAACTTCGCTTTGTCTATACGATGCAAAGTTCTGTGGTGGTTGGAAAATAAGGTCAAACATTGATGTATCAACGTTCATGCCTTTTTCTAACAAGTACTTTTTAAATTCTTTGTCAAATTCTTCAATGAGCATACCTTGTAAACGTTCACAGTATGTATTAAATCTTAATTCTTGAATATATGCTGTTCCGACTCTACCGTCATTGTACTGACTACTTGCATCTTCAGCCCCTGTAGGCAGGTATGAGCTAGGAATTCGTAAACCGCGTACGAGCTTATTAGTAAAATATCTAAGGTCATCAATTTCTCCTAAATTTGTACCACCGGGTAACGTTTCTACTTTAGAACCACGTCCTTCTGCTGTTTGCGGAAAGAAGTAATCTTCATTAATACTTAACGGGTTGTAACTACTGTCTATAACATTGGTACCCCCGCCTGATTGGCTTGGAATACGTCTTTGGTGAATCTCAGTTTTTACACGTTCTACGAATTGCATAGCAAGGTGACTAGGCATATTACCTACGTCAACATAGAAAACACGTCTTTCAGGAGCACGTTGTACTCTGTATATAATGATTGCGTCTTCTAATAGTTCTTTTTGCTTGTATACTTTGAATATTGTTTCTAGTAATGAATTACCAAAAGGATAATTGTTATCTAAACCTTCGCTCATACTTAAATGTACAACGTGTTTAGCATCAACAGCAATCTCTGACTCTTCTCTACTCCACCTAGTACCTGCTTGGCCACCGCTATTGGCTCCTATGTGACCTTTACCAGCACTTGCACTTTGGTAACTACCCATTCCGCCATTGTTAATTTGACCGTTTGTTTGATGTGGAGTAGTTGCTACTAGCTCTCCAAAGTTTAAATTGAAATCTTTTACAATATATTGCTCAGGAGTTTTACCTTCTGATTCATTTACAATAATTTTTGTTAGGTTTGCTGCATCTACATGATACAACTTTGCAGTTTCTGGATCTCTAATAAAAATTTGATCTCCGTACTTAAATGCATTACGGATTAATCTAAACATACGTGTTTCAAACTTATTAAGTTTGCACCATTGTTGTAGATATTTTTGTAAAATGGTTGTTTCTGAGTTTGTTGCTTTTTGTTTAAAGCTCAATGCAAAGTTTGTACCGTTCTGATCATTTTTTTGAGTACAAAATTCAGCAAGAATGTCTAGTGCCGCATTAACTTCTGAATCACTATCCATTGTATTGTATTGTCCATAGCGTTCAACACGGTTAGGACTACCAACATATACATCAGGTAGATGTGAATTATAGTTTTTAGTTGCAGGACCTGGCTGAAGTCCACCGTTAGAATTGCTAAACGGACTATAACTTCCTTCTGCGTTAGTACCCGTTGGTACTGGTGTAAAGTATTTTTTCCAGCTCATCGTTATCCTTAATCAACTAACTCTTGCGTTAGGCGTTTGTGTGCTGTATTAACGTCTCTAATTTGAATTAAAGTGTCATTCATTGCACCTAGTGTTGTATTTAACTGATTTGCAACTTCTTGGCCCATTCCTGAACCCATATTCTTAATTACATCAGCAGCCGCTGTACCTGATCCACCACCAAATAGGCCTTTGTTGTCCTCTGCTAGTGCTTTATTCATGTCTTCCAGCGACCTTGCTATTTCTTGCATATGTCTATTATACTGTGAAAGCTCATTAATGTCAAGATCTTTTTGTATTGCATTTACATTGGCGGCAAAATTCTCTAAATTGTTGATTCTTTCAAAAGCACCAGCAACTCTTTCCATTCCTGCGCCTATACCGCTCATTTTTTCTAATCTTTGTATAGCTTCTGGAGTTAATCCAAGGTTTTCGGCCATATCATTTTGAGAAGCTGACGGAGATCCATCTTCATCAGCACTTCCTATTGCTCTACCTGCGGCACTTCCGCCAAAATAACCTAGTGTACCACCAATTAATCCACCTATTGCTGTACCAATAACAGGAACAACTGAACCTAAAGCGGCTCCAGCAGCTGCTCCTGCAAGTCCGCCTGCCATTCCGCCGCCAGTTGCGGCATATTCTTCAGTTTTTTGTGCGTCTGATAGTTCATTGTTTTGTGATGTGCTATACATGTCATAAGCACCAAACAATAGTGCTAACGGACCTAATCTTCTTAATGCTTGTTTGCCTATACCTGCAGCTGTTGCTCCTGCACCTGTTGCTGTTGCTGTTGCTGCACCTGTGGCAGCTCCTCCGCCGAGTCGAGCTGCGGCTTTTGTGCCTAAACTGCCTGCTAATGACGTTGCGCCTGCGGCTAATGCACTAACTACAGCTTTGGCCGCAAACAATCCACCTATAGCAAGTACTAAGCCACCTATAACATCTGGATCTGTAAATATAGCCTTGAAGCCATCTTTAATTCCTGTTGCCAATGCACTACCTATTGGCGCTAGTACACTTCCTATAAGTCCTTTTTTCTCGCCATCTTCACTACCAAACAATGCTTCTTTAATTGCTTTGCCAGGATCTTCGCCGAATGCTTTAAAAAATTCTTGTAATTTTGGTGTAACTGTTTCTGTTAGATATGTGCTAAACCCTTCTAGTGCTGTTTGGAACGGAGCAGCTGATCCTTCTTCACCTACAAACCCAGTGAACCACTCTGTCATACTATTTAAGGCTGGTGTTAGTGTTTCTACTATTGGATTAATAAAGTTATCTGTTAGTGCTTTCTTTGCATTGCCAACAGCAGTTAAAAATTCACCCATTGCATTTAGTTCGCCGTCTTTTGGTGGTACTGCTTTTGAAGCTTCCATATCTTCTATAAACTTATCTCTTGCAAATACTAGTCCCGAACCTGTATCAGTAAAGTATTTTCCTATCTTATCAGTCTGTCCTTCAAACAATGCTGATATTTCTCCTGGTATTCCTTCACCACCTGCGGCTGCAAGTGCAAGTATTCCTTCTAAGTCGCCTGCCGCGGCTACTTGTGCTTCTAAGTAATCGGCCATTCTGTCAGATTGTCCGGCAGCAAATTGTTCTTGTGTAACAGAAGTATCAAGTGCTTTTTGTAACATAGCACTAACTAAGTTTGCATTTTCACTTTGTGTTGCTGTAAACATTTGAAGCTCTCTTGTTACCGGAGGCATCCCTAAAAATTCTGCTTTTAATGCATCAACAGCAACTTTACCGCCAGTGGCCTGCGCCTCAGCCATTGCAGCATTTAATTTTTCTCTTTCATCTTTATCAAGTTTTGCTAATTCCATCTGGAATGCTATGTCCATTTGTGCTTGTGCAAGTTTATCTTGTTGTGTTTTAATATCTTCGCCTGTTAACTTTGAAAGTGTTAACATATTCTTTGTCAAACTAGCAGCTGCTTCTGCTTGTGCCGCTCTATCTTGTACTTCGCTTCTTGAACCTGCTCTATTTAAATAAGCACTCAAACTCATCTGTTCATTTACTTGTTCCATTGACAAACCCATGGATTGTAATTGTATAAGCATGTCTGAACCAAGGGCATCTGTCATTCCTGCAACTTTCCTAGCACCTTGTGTTACAGTGCCACCAAACCCTGCCATCATTTGAGTGTTTTGAGCAACCATTGCGCTAAACTCTTCTAATGGTAAACGTGCCTCGGCGGCTGTTGATCTTAAATCTGATAAACTATAACCAAAATCAGCACCTGCTGTAGCCATTGATTGGAATGATTGATAACTTCTATCAAGTATTCCGGTGAACATTGTTAAAGTTGAGCCAACTAATGGTATATGTTGTGCAAAACTTGATAAACTGTCACCGCCTGTTAATAATTCGTCAGCAAAACCTTTTAATCCGCCAATAGCTGCACCTATACCTGCTGATGCAAGTTTAAACAAGCCACTGCCCATGAGGTTTAGGTACTTGGTATTGTCTTTTACAGCGTCAGTGTTGTCTTCTACAGCATCTCTATGCTTAGTTGATACTTTAACACCTTCTTTTTGTGCGTCATTGTAGGCTTTTTGTGTTTTAGCTCCCTGCGATTTAGGGTCAGCACCAGTTTTGCTGGCCATTTTTTCCATAGCCGTAACTAATCGAGCAAGTGTTACTTCGCTTGCAACACCGTTCTCGCCACCTACATTTTCAATTCTAATTTCGTCAGCCACTTATTTTCAGATCCAGTTAAGTACGTACATAAATATATTTGGTATATACGTTTATATAGTATTTAGCCAGGAGAAAAAATGGAAAACCAAAAAAACAATCCGTTACAGAAATATTTTAGACAACCGAAAATATATCTCACTTTACCAAGTGGCGGAAAATTTTACCCTGCGGGAAGTCTAGAAGTATCTGAAAGCGGAGAATATCCAGTATTTCCAATGACGGCTAGGGATGAAATAATGATAAAAACACCAGACGCTTTACTTAACGGAGAAGCGACTGTTGCTGTTATTAAGAGTTGTATACCAGCGATCCTTGATCCGTGGAATATGCCTTCAATGGATCTTGATGCATGTTTGATTGCAATTAGGATTGCAACGTATGGCGAAAAAATGGAGATTAGTATTAAGACTCCTGTAACAGGTGATGAAAAAGACTTTGATTTAGATCTACGAATTATGTTAGATCAATTTTCAAATGTAGAGTATATTAGTACAGTAGACTTAGGCGAGTTAAAAGTTAACTTGCGTCCTTTAACTTATGGAGAGTTTACAGAAACTAGTAAAAAAACATTTGAAGAACAAAGAATATTTCAAATTCTAAACAGAGACGATGTAAGCGAAGGCGACAAACTTGCAACATTTAATACAAGTTTTAAAAAATTAACAGACCTTACTATTGCAACACTTGAAAAATCAATTGCATCAATTGAAATAGGCGACGATGTTGTTACTGACAAAGAACACATTAAAGAGTTTATTGCAAACACTGACAAAACATTATTTGAAAGAGTTACTGATCATGTTGAAGTGCAAAGATCACAATTTCAAGTTAAGCCGTTAATAGTAGATGCAACTCCGGAAGAATTAGAAAAAGGAGTACCTGCAACATATGAGGTTCCTGTTTCATTCGATCAAGCAAATTTTTTCGTATAAGGATATTAGCCCTACCAACGAAACAGATTCTTCACGAAGTTGATATCCTAGAAAAAGAAGTGAAGGAGATGCGTTACAATTTGTTTAAACTCGCATGGCACATGCGTGGATCACTTTCTACGGATGAAGCGTTTGAACTCCCTCCAGAAGATAGAGATATCATTGCTGATATAATTAAAGAAAATCTTGAAACAACTAAAAAGTCTGGCTTGCCTTATTTCTAAGCAGGTTTCGTAAGCATTTGTTTTACTACGTCTTGTAGTTTTGCTTGCTTAATTTGATCTGCTAGAGCAACTAATTTTTCGTTGCTAGGTGCTTGCCCAGGCTTTTGTTTCGGTTGTTGCACTGTACTTGGTTTAAGTTCAACATTTGCTTCTTGACCAATTTGTGCAATTTGATCATTTGACATACCTGCATCGGAAAGTATATTAACTATTGAACCTGTGTCAGTTGGAGAACCTGCTGACTTCCATGCTTTAAATAATTTGTTTGCTGTAACTTTATTGCCCAAGTCTTTGGCTTTTTGTTTAACAGCACCTGCGGCTTTACCTGCAAGTTTTCCTGCGCCACGTTTTAGTTTTGCACCCATTGTGTTTGGATTGTTTAAAGGTAGTTCACCTTGTGCAGGTGCTTCTGCTAAAAACTGTTCAAAACGTGCTTCCATGTCTATTGATTCTGCTTTGTCTCCTACAGGACCAAAGTCTGAAAGTTTTTGATTTTTATCAAAATTCTTATCTACTGGCTGAGCCATGCCTCCACCTTTAAGTGCTAGTTCTAGTTGCTCTTTTTCTTTTGGTGGAATAGATTTTGCTTTTTGTGCAGAATCTACTTTGCTGTCTACAGCGGTCATTGCACCAGTAACAGCAGCCGCTGCTCCTTCGCCTGATGCTTCAATTGCATTTAACAATTTGTCTAAGTTGTCACTAGCCGCTGACCATTGTTTAACTTGATCAGTTGTCCAACTTTGTTCTGGAATATCTTTAAGTGCATTCCATAAGCCTGTAAGCTCTTTGTTTTCTTGTGTGATTTCTGCCATAAAGTCATGGAACTCTGCAGCTTCTTTATAATATTCAGGAGTAAATGTTGTTGTATCTCTTAGTGCAGCTTCAAACCCTTCAAATTCACTTATTTGTTCTGGTGTTAATATTGTATCATAGTTGTAATAAAAATTGTTTATATTACCACTCATGGTCAGTTTAGTTGAACCTTCCAGTACATCTGGAGTAAATCCTTTTTCAGCAAACACAGCATCTTTGGCTGCTGTCATATTTGCTTCTTCAAAACTGCCTGCTAGTGCTTCAAGATCAGCATCGCCTGCTGTTGCAATGTTTTCCCAAACAGCATCTGAAATATATCTAAATGCCGCTCCAGCAAGAGCACCATATGCTGCTACTTTAGCAGACTTACCTACAGCGGTACTTAATTTTTCACCTTGTAGCAAACCTTTAGTTGAACGTAAGATTAAACCAGCGGCAGCACCACCTGCAGGACCACCTGCAAACGCAGCGATTGTTGTTAGTATTGCAACACCTAGTGTTGCTTTGCCTGGATTTTCTTTTGCCCAATTACTAACAGCCTCAATACCTTTAACAACTTTACTGTCGCTGTTTTTTGATTTAATATCTGCTTTTAGTTTTTCAAATTTAGCATCAGCATTTTGTACAGGACCTGCGTCTTGTGCCATTTTGCCAAGTTGATTAATTTTTTGATCTATTTTCTTAGCCATGTCTACAGGTAGTTTTGCAATCTTACCTGCTTTGCCTAACATGCTAGTGTTGTTACCACCTGCCATTGCTGACTGTTCAGCACCTTTAAATATACTTTTTATTTGATCAGGTGTAAGTGTTGCTTCTGCTAAACGTGTGTATTGTTCTAGCATAGGCCATAATTCTTTTTCCCAACGGTTTAGATGTACCTGTTGTGCTTCTGTAAGTTCTTGCCAGCTCTCTGTAAGTATTTTTTGTGAACCTGGCGCAAAGGTTGTTACTTCATTTAACTTCATAACATACTCGCTAATTGTTTTTTCTCTTGCGGATTTAATGCTTTTAATTGTTTCATTATTGCAGGTGGAACTTTAGGTTGTGCTTGCTTAGTTTGCCCTGCTTGTCCCGGAGCAGCCGCTTGCGGTGCGGCGCCAGCCGCGGGTGCTGTTTTTTGAACACCTTGTTTACCTGCCATAGCGTCTTTGGCTGCTTGCTTTATTAATAATGTTCTTGTTAACTACACCACTAGGAATGCCAGGAACTTTAACACCTTTAGAATTTAAAAATCCACTAAGATCTTCACCAGTAGCAGTTTTAATGTCTTTGTCTTGCGTACCAAGATATCTACGAAACTCGTTGTATAAGTTATTTGCTGTATCAGATAAATCAGCTTTACCAGCTAAGTTACCTGCTTTGCCTTTCATACCAATAGCACCAAGAGCTCGTGATCCAGCAGCTTGTCCTGCTTTCTTTAACATTCCTACAGGTGCTTCTTTAAGTGTTACATCATCTATACGCATTTTGAATCCTTTGTGTAATATTACTTTGTATTTATATGTTTCGTTACACGAAACAACTTTTCGCTTACGCTCAAAGTAAACACTTCGTTTGTATGAAAGTAGTAATATATGAATAAAGCATTTTTACGTAGTAAAAATGTAATTACTTCATGTAGATTGTTTCAGTCAGACGGAACCTGTTTATGGTTCCATCCAATCTTGACGCTTGCGCTCTTCATGTGAGTGGCCACAGCCGAGACATTGGAAGTAGGTTATTTGTTTATACACAAAGTACAATGG